TCACCCGGCTGTCCGAGCGGCTGGAGCATCTGGCTGCATAGCGTCGTCGTTGGCCGCCTTCTTCGAGCGGCCCGGCTTGTCGGCGCCCGTGTTCTCGGGCGGCAGCAGTTCGGATACCGGCCGCTCCAGCAGCCACGCGTCCAGCTCGACGCGAAGCCACCCCACGCGGCGGCCGGACAGCAGCCGGGGCTGCGGTGCCTTGCGCTTGCGCACCAGTTCCTCCCAGGTGCTCAGGCCCAGGGCCACGTAGGCGGCCGCTGCCTCGCGCTCCAGCGCGCCGGGGATGATGACGACGGTGTAGGCCTGCGTCATGGCGCCGGCCCCACACGGATGGCGAAGACCTGGACCGGCTCTTGCCCGAAGTGCTCGTGCTGGATGGTCTGCACCTCGTAGCCGCGCCACGGGCGCACCATGCGGCGCGCCGCGTCGTCGCGCGAGGGGTAGCCCTTGGTCAGGGTCACGCTGTCGAACGTGCGGCCTTCCAGCCGGCGGCGCCAGTAGGGCGTGCACAGGCGGAACTCGAATGGCTTCGTGCCGGCTGCGATCTGGTCGAAGTGGACAGCCTTCAGGGGGAGGACCAGAGTGCTCACGTGATCGGCCCCTTGATCTGGTGGGGGAACCGCGCCTGCTTGATGCTGGCAAGCGCGTCATCGATGCGGTGCCGGGGGTAGTCGCCGCCTTCGTCGTCCTGCTCGCGGAACGACCGCAGCGCGTGCTCGGCAACAGCCAGCACATCGGCGCTGATGACGATCAGGCCGAAGGGCTGCACCGCGCGGGCCAGCTGCACGACGTGCCCGCTCATGGGGTCCGGCATGGTCTTGAAGACCTCGGCCAGTGCGCGGGCGTGGTTGGCCTGGGCTTCGAGTTCGGCCGCCTTCTGGGTCAGGTGGCTGGCGGTGAAGTGGTGGGTGGTCATGGTGTTCGTCGGCAGAACGTGGGAATCAGGCGGCCGAAGGCGCAGCCGGCCCGACCTCACTGCTGCAGACGGCGCAGAGATTGCAGCCCGCCCACTCCGTGCCTTCATCTCCCGTGTGGGCCTCTTCTTCGGGCAGTTCGCAAGAGCAGCGGTCGCAAATGCCGAAGATTTCTTCGTCGTTCATGGTTTCGATCCTTCAGCGGGAGGGCTTGGAAAGGCGGCGGCGGTGCTCTGAAAGGGTGTACCTTTCGGCCTTTTCACGGACTTGTGCAGAATTTGACGCATGGACATCAAGGCTCAGTACCGCATCAACCCCGCGCATGTGGTCTTTGAAATTGCTGTCAATGGTGAAAGGCGCACCGCGTGGGTGAGCATGGATGCCTTGGCGGCACTCGCAGGCTGCTTGGTCATCTCGGAGGAGCAGGCGATTGCCGCGTACCGAGGCCATTGGCGGGTGATTCATGCGGCGGCGCTTGGGTTGTACGCCCGAGGACAGGTGCGCCCTTTCGTACGACGGGAAGATGTCGTTTAGCGGATGATTGCGCTCGGAATCTTCCAGGCACATAGCTTGCCAGCTGCACACCATGACCATGAGCTTGACGAAAGCAAAACTCGAAGGCTGGCAGGCGTTTGGCTTTGGCACCCCGATGAGCGCAAATCCCCATGCATGCCGAGACGATGTAGATCCTGCGGCAGAAATTACCGCGTTAGGCTGGAAACTCGGTTGGCTTTTGCACCAATGTGCAGCTTTGAAGACTGCGAACCGCGAGTTGGTTGCCAAAGCTCTCCGACAAATGGAAAAAACGCGGCGCTGACTAGGCATGCGTTCCTCCCTGCTCCGCTGGTGAAGGGAAGCCGTTGTGCACCACGCCATCCAGCTTGCGTCCGGCGGCCTTCTTGCCGACCTTGTGCATGCCGACCGACTGCTGCGTGTAGCGCTCGTCGCCGTCGAGGGCGATCAGCCGGCGGCCGTACAGCGGCGTGCGGACGGTCTGCGCCAGCACCTGACCCTCGGCATACCACTCGCCCCACTGCTTGAACAGGAAGGGCACGCCGGCGTCGGCGCACTGGTCGCGCAGGGCGCGCGCCCAGGCGGGGTGCATGGGTCGCGCCTCGGGGCCGCTCTCGCCCCCCGCGATGACCCACTGCAGCTTGCCGATCGCTGGAACCATGTTCCGCAAGATGCCGTTGGGCACCAGCACCGCCGAGAGGTCGACCGGCCCAAGCAGCGGCTCCATGGACAGAAAGCGCACGTGCGCCGGCAGGTCGACCAGCTTGGGGATGTCGCGGTGCGCTTCGATCTGGTCAACGATGGTGGCGCCGATCCAGACGTGCGCCGGCCAGCCGCCGGACTTGAGCCAGGACGCCGGCACCATCTTGCGCACGTTGCCGATGCGCTTCGTGAGCACCAGGAAGTCGAGGTTCGGCGCGGCCGCCATCTCGGCGAACATCGCGTCGCGCCAGTCCTGCGCCACGGCGTTGTCGAACACGTCCGACAGGCTGCTGCAGAACACCCGGCGCCGGGCCTTCATCAGCATGAGGCGGTGACCGCAGGCGGGGCATCCTGCGGCCTTGCGCTCGTCCTTCTCGCTGCCGCGCCAGCCGCAGTTGCATTCAAGGAAAGGCTCCGCGTTCCAGCGGCGCAGGTTGTTGCGGTTCGTGACGCTGGTCAGCCGGCGCGGCGCGCCAGGCCCCCAGTTCACGGCCTGGCCGCCGCCGAAGCGCGCGTTGCGGGCCTCGGCATAGCAGTTGTCGCAGCCGGGGCCGACCTTTTGGCACCCTTCCCAGTGGTTGTAGGTGCTGTCCGTCCAGGCGATTTCAGTGCGATTTCCCATAGTTCTTGTGCCTTCGGTTGGCGTTGATGCGCTTCCAGTAATCGGTGCCGCGTGGGGCGCGGGTCTTCTCGCGTTCCTTCATGCAAGCCTTGCAGTGGCGCGTGTTGTTTCCCGCGACCAGCGTGTTCTCGGGGGTGAACTCGTGCCCGTGCTTGCAATGCGTCTGGCGCTTCCTCTTGCTGTCGCGCTTCACGTGGCACAAGCGGCACACCGGCTGCACGTCCAGGTGGTTCTCGGCGGCATAGCCCAGGTGGTGGTCGTACTCGTGCTTCAGGCCGTCCGGCTGGTGCGTGTGGCCGCAGTCCGTGCACGCGAGCGTGTTGGGGTGCGGCCTGCGCCCGGTCCGTACCTCGACGTTGATCCGCTGGCGCGCCTGGATGCGGTCCCCGTCTCGGGCGGGCTTGGGCTCAGGGCCGGGCCGGCGCGGCCTCTTCGGCGCCGCGTCCTCAAGCATTGGCGGCCTCCTGCGGCGCGGGCTGGGGATCGGGCGCCAACTGCAGCGCGCCCTTCAGCGCCTCGATGATGTCGCACAGGTAGCGCTCCATGCGCGTCTTCTCGGTGCGGCTGGCGCGACTGCCGCGCACAAGGCAACCGGTGATGTACCCGATGCTGGTGCGCGCGATGAACTGCTCGACCGTCAGGCCGTCGCCCATCGAGCCCCACCAGCAGGTCCAGGCCTCGCCGTAGCAGGTGACGGTCAGGTGCCCCTGGCCAGGCGCGACGTTCTGGATCAGCACCGTGATGGGGTCGATCAGGCCGCGCCCGGGACCGCGCGTGGCGTCGGTGATGGTCAGCACGCGCTGTTGCTTGGCCTCGACTTTCATGCTGCTGCGCACGCCTCGCTGGTTTCGAGCGACGAGTTCGCCTCGCGCACAGCCTCGGCCGCCTTGAAGGCGTCGTAGCGCTGGATGGCCCACACAATCGCATGGCAGTTCCAGAGGTAGCGACTGGTGTGCTCGGTAAAGCTGTGATCCCACAGGTCATCGAAGCTCCACGCGCGCCGGTTGGTGCCTTCGGGCTTCCAGCTGAAGTCGTAGGCGGCTTGGAACGCGCCATGCTCGCCGTGGTCACCCAGGGCGCCGAACACGCGGTCATCGACCTCTTCCCACAGTTCGCGCCGCTGCACCTTCGTCAGCTGGCCTTCGCGCGCAGCATCGCGGACCCATCGCACGCGGTACTCGTTGATGACCTCCCGGAAGCGGTCCTCGCTGAACTCCTTCGCGCCCTTGTCCGGCGTCGCTTCCAGCTTCTCGGCCCAGTAGCCCGGGTTGATGCGCCCCTTGTCCGAGCGGAAGAACTTGAACATGTCGGGCACGCGGTCGAACACCCATGCGCCGCAGTCGCCGCCGATGTACAGGCGGCCACCCCAGGTGATCACGTCGAACCAGTAGGCGCTGCTGTCGGGACGGCGGAACCGCAGATGGCGGTCGGCGCCGCTGTCGCGCACCACCGTCATCTGGTGCTGGGCTACGTCCTTGAAGAACTGCGCTGCCGCGTCGTCCTTGGTGCTCGCGGTCATGCGGCGGCCTTCGCGGCCACGGCGGCCAGGTCCGCGGGCACGGTGTTGCCCAGGGTCTTCATGAGTTCGGCCAGAGCGCGGGCGACGATGGCGGCGTCGCTGACCGGCTTCGTCGGGCGGGCGGCCACGCTCTTGCCCAGGATGTCCATGGCCTCGCGCAGCGTGCTCGGCGGCACCACGACATCGAGGGCCTTACCTGCGGCGTCGCCCAGGGCGGCGAGCGTCGGGAACGCGGTGGTGTCGATGGATTCGAGGTGCTTCGTCAGGGCGTAGAAGTTGGCCCGGCTGAACTTGTTCTGTGCGCCGGGCAGCGGCATCGCTTTGCTCATGGTGGCTTTCGTGGTGGATGGGGCGGGTTCGGGCTGGGGTGCGACGTGCGGCGTGGGCGTGGGCGCCGGGGCTGGGGACGGCGGCGGCGGAACAGGCGCGGCCGCGGCAGGCTGCGGCGCCGCCACGCGGTGCACGCGGACCCGCACGGGCACCGGGTGGACCAGCGGGGGCGGGGCCACCTGGGCGATGGCTTGGCTCATGGCGGTGGCAGGGTTGTCGCGCGCGAAACGGCGCAGATCTGCCCGCGCGTTCTCGTTCGCGTGCGCGTCGCCGGCCTTCGCGCTGATGCCGTACCGCATGGTCCTGCCATTGGGGGCCCGCACCAACCCGCCGATGCGGTTGCCTGGGCCCTGCCAGTCGAGGATGACCAGGCCGAACTGGTCGCACAGGCTCTTGAAGTAGGTCTGGCGCTTGTTCATGCCGAGACTTCCTTTTCGGTGGTCGTGGCGGCCGGCGGCGTCTGCTCGGGCGGCAGGCGTTCCAGCCAGCACTCCAGAAAGTCGACCTCCATGGCCTCGAAGTCGTAGGTCTGCAGCGGCTTGCCGTCTTCGCTGCGGCAGCGCCAGACGGGCTCTTGCTCGGCTTGGGGGCCTGCGACCTCTTTGTGCAAGAACACAGTCACGACGATGCGGCCAATGGTCTGGCTCTTGCCGTGGCCGTTGAAGGCGCGGCGGCTCCCGATGACGCGGCAGCGCTGGCCGGGTGCGGTTGGCGGGATCACGCGGCCCCCGGAGCGGTGCTGTCCGTGGGCTCGGCCGGCGGCGTCAGCTCGACCAGGCCGCCCAGCGCCTCCAGCAGGCCCGGCAGCAGGCGGCTGATCTCGCCCGTGGTGATGGCCGCATCGGCGTCGAAGCTGTCTTCCTTTTCCTGCGAGGTCTTCTCGAACACGCCGTCCTGGAACTGAATCTTGCGCAGGTGCATGCTCTCGGTCAGCACGAAGGAGACGCGCTCGTCCCAGGTCATGGCCAACTTGGTTGGCAGCTTGCCCTCGGCGATGTGCTGGCGGATTTCCTCGATGTCCAGCGGATGATGGCCGTAGCGGATCGCCGCCTTGGACGCGTCGGTCGCCTTGAGCTCGCATTCGCGATCGATCGAGAAACCGGCCGGCGGCTCCTGGCTGCTGAGCCATTCCGACATCGCCGCCGTCGCCGAGGTGGCCGTGTGCAGCTCCTGCACGATGAAGCCATCCAGTGCCCTGACCAGCAGCGTGATGATTTCGTCCACGCGGTTCTGGCTTGCAGCGTCCACCACAAGGCGCCGCGCCTGCGGATCGATCCAGACCCAGGTGGCGCCGCGCTTGGTGAAGGCCACGGGCAACAGCGTCTGCTTGGCTTCCTCGCGCAGGTCGCGGATTTCCTTCTTGCCGGGCTTGCGGCCGGTGGTTGCTTCGATCTGCTTCGCGCGCTCGTCGGCCTTGCGCTTGACCACCGCGGCCGGCACGGCCTTGCTCTCGACCATCAGGCGCAGCAGGTACTGGCCGCCGATGGACTCGACCAGCGGGCCGTGTTCCTCGCCGCGCGGCGGCACCCAGCCGGCCGAACGTTCCTGCGTCGCGCCGCACTCTGCGAAGCGCTGCGTCGTCAGCGCCTCGCTGATGTCGGCGTGGCCGGGAAGTTCGCAGCTGGCCGGGATGCTGTAGATGAGGGCACTGGTTATTTTCATGATCGCATTTGATAACAAAGGTCGTCATTCTGTCACGCTTATGGCAACCGTTGTCACCGTGACAGGCAAAAAAAGGGCGGGCTTGATTGCCCGCCGGTGCTGCGCGACTACTCGCCGCGCAGGGTCTTCTCGTACTGCGTGACCATGCTTTCGAAGCGCCACATGTCGCGCTGCAGCGCTTCGATGTAGTCGTCGTCGCGTTGCGCGATCCGCAGGTACAACTCACGGTTGATCGTCTTCAGGGCAGGGCAGTACATGGCGAAGTGCCAGGTCTGAAAGCCCGTGAGCCACAGGCCGCCCTGCACCTGATCGATGAACTCGCTCAGGTCGTTGTCGATCCACAGGCGCTTGATGCCGGCCGGACTGACAAGGCACTTGTATTCGGCGCCCGCGCAGTCGTTGATGAAGCCGTCTGCCGAACAGCCAAACTTGCCATCCAGGGACGTGAGGAAGCCGACCTGCGAGACGATCACGCCCGCCTCGATCTCGTGCGCGCGGCGCGCCGCGGGTTCCAACTCCTGGCCGCGCTCCATCTGCCAGGTGGTGTGGCCCTCGTCCAGCAGTTCGCCGCTGATGCGCTCGCACGCGAGGCGGAACGCGTAGTCCTGAGCGGCTGGGCTTGGCCCGCCGACCACCTCGCCGTCCAGCGCGCGCTGCACGGTTTCGGACGTGGGCGCGTTTTTGTAGCCGGCCTCTTCGATGCACAGGGCCTTCGGCTTGCCGGCCTTCATGAGGTCCACGTACCGCTGCTGGCGCTCGTCCAGGCCACCGACCCACTCGCGCGCGACCTTGAACATGCTGGCCGTGGCGACGCCGCACCGGGCTTCCCGCCACTCGCGCGTGCCCTGGGCCACGCGGTGCATGCGGAAGCGAAGGGGTGGGTTCGTGGTCATTGCAGCATCCCGTACAAGGCTTCAAATTCCTCGCCCAGCGGGCCGCGCGTGCCCTCGGGCGCCATGCCAATGAGGTCGGCGGCCGCTTCCAGTGCGGCTTTGTCCTTGCGGTCGAACGCTTCCTTCATCTGGGCGCGCAAGCCTTCGGCGGTGACCCCCGGCGCGCCGGCCTGGGCGGCAGCATCCGGCGCGGGCGCGCCGGCGGGCGAAACCACGGACGCGGCCGCGGCGTCGACGGTGCGGTTGCGGTCAGCCTGCAGCGCGACTTCCTTGCGGGCCTCGTGGCGCGGGCCGAGCTTCAGGCGCTCCGATTTCGTCAGTGCGGCCCAGAACTCGGAGTAAGCCGCGACGCCTTGGGCTGCGGATGCGTCGGCGGCCACCTCCTTCGGGTCTTCCGGTGCGGCGGGATCGGCGCCGAAGGTGTAGGGGTCGGAGCCCACCACGTCCGCAGCGCCCATGTGCACGGGCGACGATGCCATGTCGTCGTCCCCCCCCACGCCCAGCAGCACACCCGGGGTGTTGGCCCGGCCCCACTTGCGAATCGCGACGTAGCAGATTTGCTGCTTCGGGTCCGTGGCCCACTGGGTCGAGAAGCGCGGCTGGCATTGCTGCAGCGTCACTTCCATGATGCGCGGCTCGCTCTCACCGCGCAGCTGGACGATGCAGCGCACGCCCAGGCCTTCTTCGTCCTCGGCGGTATAGGTCGCGACGTGGTAGTCCTTCTCCTTCGAGTTCTTGCGGATCTGGAACTTGCCGAGCACCTTGGTCCAGTCGCCGAAGTGCTCGTAGCGCGGCAGGCCCACGGTTGGCGCGTTCTCCGCGATGACGGCGCTGATCAACTGGGCCTCGTAGTCGATCGTGCCGTTCGGCGCGAGGAACGACTTGCGCGCGGCCGCGAAGGGGCTGATTCCCCACTGGATGGACTGCATGACAACGGCAAGGCAGTCGGACGGCTTCCCGCGCAGGTGCAGCGGCACGCCGGCAGTGCCTTCCGCCATGGCCTGAGCCAGCTGGAACATGCGGTCCAGCGTGTCGCCGTGCATCATCAGGTCGGTGATGCGGCTCTTGACGGACGGCAAGCCGGCCGGCGTGGGGAACTGCGCAACCGTGTTGCGCGCTTGATCTAGAACTGCAGACATCGGACGTTCTCCTTCGTAGGGGAATGCGGGCTCAGGCGCCAGGGGCGGTCACGCCGTCGCACTGGTCCAGCAGGTGTTCGGCGCGGGTGACTTCCTCGAACTCGTCCCAGTCGGTCATGCCGTCGTCGTCGCGATAGCCGATCACACCGACCGAATCGCGGGTGATCTGCAGCAGGTCGCGCACGCAGGCGTACAGCTGGTTCGTGAACTGGGCGGCGTGCTGGCCGCCGATGAGCGGCGCAGCATCCACCGCCGGGGCGATGGCCACTGCCGGCGTGGGCGCGGTCGCAGGGGCCGCGACCGGCGGTGGTGCTGCAACCCGGGTCTGCTGCTCGGCCAGCGCCTGGTCGCGCTCGACCGCGCCCGCCAGCAGCGCCTCCATGCGTGCCAGGGCGGCTGCGTGGGTGGTGCGCGCGAGGCCGATCTTTCCGCCGAACGCGGCCACGGTCACCGGCTGCGCGCGCAGGCGCTCGGTGCCGGTGCGGATGGCCTCGACCGACATCTCGGCGGTGTAGCTGTCCGGCAGTTCCAGCATCTGCTGGATGGCCGTCGTGATCTGGGCGGCGCGCTGTTCGGCCAGCTTCGTCGCCTCGTCGGCCTGTCGGGCGGCCTCGGCCTGCTGGCGCGCCGTCTCCGCGGCCTGAGCGGCGGCCACGTCGCGCTGGCGTTGCTCTTCGTCTGCCTGGGCCTGCTCGCGCGCCGCCTGGGCGGCAGCTTGGGCGTCGAGTTCAGCCTGCTTGGCCTTTGCTGCTGCAGGCTCGGCGGCGGCCTGCTCTGCGACCTGGGCGGCGGCGATCAGGCCCTGCAGCTGCGCGACGGCCTGATCCTGAGCGGCCTGAGCATCTGCAACGCGCTCGGCGAACACCTCGGGCGTGCACTGCACGGCCTTCAGGCTGTCCAGCACCTCCGTCATCTGCTGCGAGGTCTTGCCGATGGCGGCCAGGATGGCCTTGCCGAACTTGTCGATTTCGGTCTGGAGCGCGGCCTTGCGCGCGGCCTCGCGTTGTTCCTCCTGCTGCTTCATCCAAGCCAGGGCCGACGTGTGCATCTCCTGCAGCTTCGCCAGCGTCTCGGTCTTGGCGCGCATCACGTCGCCCGCACCCTCGCCGAACGTCTCGGCGTCCGGCTCGATGGTCTTCAGGACCGCGATCAGTTCCTCGACTTCGGTCGGCGCCTTGCCAACGGCCATCGTGACGCGGTTGCGGATCGCCTCCACCGTTTCGGCGGCGGCGGCCAACTTCTCGGCGCGCAGGCGGGCAGCTTCGATGCGGGCCTTTTCCTTGCGGGCTTCTTCGGCGGTGATGGCATCGTGCGAAGTCGCCTCGATCGCCAGCAGGCGGTCGGTCAAGGCCTTGGCGAACTCGTCCACCTTCGAGATGGCGTCACGCAGCTGGGCCTTGCATTCCTTGGCGATGTCGGGAATGCGGTAGCGGACCTCGCGCACTGCCAGCCGGTCGGCCTTGGCCTCGGCCATGCCGGCCTTGGTCTGGATGTCGTAGGTCTTGTTGGCGTACTTCTCGGTCAGCGCGACCAGCGAGGCCTGCATCTGGGACAGCGGCGCCAGGGCCGTGCCGCTGACGGTGCCCTCGACCACCTCGAAGTTGCCCGGCAGCGCGGGTGCGTCGCCGGCCTGGGGGTTGGCCTGTTCGACCAGCTCGACAGTTGCCTCGGCCGTGCTCATCGTGCACCTCCGCGGCGGCCAAGCAGGAAGCCCAGGACCATCAGCACGCCCAGGGCGACGCCAAAGCCGACGCCGGCCGCCGGGTTAGTTGCCACCAGGGCGAGTTGGGACGGGTAGACGACAGCGGCGCCGGCGAGCACTGCGACGGCGGCAACCACCAGCGCGGCCTGGAACACGAGGCGGCGGAGACGCGCAGGCGTGCTGCGGTAGTGGCTGTCGTTGCTGGCCTCGGGGCGCCGCAATGGCTCGGGCAAGGGAATGGGTTTGCGCAGTGCACTCATAGGTTCTTTCGAAGTTGCGGGGGAGAAAACGGGGCTGTTAGCAGTACGCAACGAGGCGATCCAGCAGCGACTTGCGCGCCTGCGCCGAGCGCGACGACAGGAGAGATCGCTGCGCGGCGCGGGTGAAGGCCGATTGCTGATGCGTGCACTTGGGGCGCGCCGCGCGGCTGATGGCGTCGGCCGACAAGGAGCCGCCGATCACGACGCGACGGCAGGTCAGAAGGGCGCCGCTCGCCAAGGCGACAGGGGGCGTGTACCCGGCGGGGTAGACGGTGCGGCAATGGGTGGCAGTTGTCATCGGTTGCACTCCTGTTGTCACTGGAATGGCGCAATGATAACGTTTGTATCCAACTGCGCAAGCAAAACAACGACAACAGTTGCTTTCGCAGTGACTAAATCTGCGACGAAATGCCGCAACGTGCATATTCACGTAACAAAACGTGTCAATGGAACAACGAAATAGCCCTTGTCCTACGGGCATTAGTGGTTTTCGTGCCGAAAAGTAGTTGCGCCCTTCCGGGGCCTTGGGTAGGCGCTGAGTTTCAGTTTTCGCATGGCTGTCACAATCCGCGGCGTCCTGTCACCGAGAAATGGCCTGCTTCAACCCGCCATTTCTCCTGCCGGCGGTAGCGAAGGTGCTCGCCAGTTGGCCGCTCGCGCAAGTCGAGAATGGGTAGTTGCGCTGCCAGCGCAGGCGGCCACGGCGGTGCCTGCGTCTGCAGGGCGGGCAGGCCGAAGCCCCGGCGGCTCGGCGGCGCCGGCGAGAGAAGGCGGAGGGGTTAGAAACCCTGCTGCAGCAGGGTCGCGACGTAGCCTGCGGTTGAGGCGTGGTCTTTGGGGTCTTCGATGCCGTCCGTCAGCCGGTCCATCTGGATGGCTGCGTTGAGGGAGAGGCGGTCAGCGAGCGCGGCGCGCTGCTTTGGGGTCAGCATGAGGATCAGTTCTCGCATCGTCTCTTCCAGGGCCAGCTGGCGTCCGAGAACGTAGTGCGGGAACAAGTCGCGGTCCAGTTCGGACTGGGCCGTCTGGTGGTCAATGTTCGAGAGTGGTGGGGCACCGGCTATGCGCCGGGGCTCCGCAGCCGGCGCCGCAACTGCATGCGCGCGCCGCGCCACGATTACAGACCGCCCCGGCCGGCGCGGTGCACCACGCGGCCGATGATTCGCACGGCCTTGGCCTGGTCCGCGTTGAGGTCCAGTGGAGCCACGCCGGCCTCGTTCACTGCGATGCGCAGGCCTCCACCCGGAAGGGCAAACAGCCTGCGCGCCCTCTGAACACCGCCGTACCAGATCGCGTAGGTTTTGCCGTCGACCACCTTGGTGTCCGACGTATCCACGACGTAGCTGTCGCCCTTGTAGATGACCGTCTCCATGCTGGAGTCGGGGGCCTTGCTCCATGCCAGGCCGCCCGGCTTCAACTGGTCTTCCCGTATCCACTCGGCCCGGAAGGCCTGGATATCGTCTTGCAGTAATACCGTCTTCATCTCATCCGTTCCGTCCCCAGCGACGATGCCCAACTTCGGGACAAACACCCATTCGCATTCGGGGGGTAGTTCCGTGGGGTGCTCCCACGAGCGCAAAGGCGCTGCGCCCAAGGCTGCGGGGCGCGCGCCGACGTGCCCAGCCAGCCCTATGGCCCTGGGGGTCGATCCTTCACTCGCGACAGGCGCGCTTGTAGTAAGAGGCTCTGGCGTCCCCTGGCCCGTGCGCACCCACTCGTGGTTCACCTTGTCCTTTGGCACGACGCTCAGGATCTGCTCGGTGTACTCAGAACGCTTACTGCCTCGTCGCATAAGCGCGTTGATGGATGTGACGGGAACACCCGTTTGCTTCGAGACGTACGGGGCTCTGAGCCCTGCCATTTCGAGTGCAACGCCGATGCGTTTTCCCAAGTTCATGCCTTGATCCTATGTCCGAAAGTAAAAAAATGCGGTGACAAGTTGCTCCGTAGGAACATGACACGAGTTATCATCGGACAATGACTACAGAAACAACGGTTGCCAAATTAGGTACGCCGGACGCTGCTATCCGGGCCGCCATCGCTCAGTTCCCGTCCCAGGCTGACTTCTGGCGGGCGCTGAACGTCAAGCTGCGCGAGAAGGGCATCAGCATCACCCGCGCGTCCGTATCGCAGTGGGTTCGACGCAGAAATGGTGCGCCCGCCGATGTCTGTCCCGCCATTGAATCCATCAGCGGCGTTGCTTGTGAACTTCTGTGTCCGACGACGGACTGGGCAGAACTTCGCAAAAACTCCAGTCCGCCCACCTACGTTCCCCGGCAGGCCGCGACTACGGCCTAGCCCCTCCGCCCTCTTGTTGATAACAAATGTATCCATGGTGCGTAGTGTCTACGCCAAACGAGTTGCCGGCAAGAGAACCCGTTACCAAATGTGTTAAATCTTCCCTAAATTGGTGGACCATATGCTCGGTTCGATGACAACCGCTGCCAAGTTCCAATCTGTGGTTAGTAACCACAGTCTTTTGCAGCGTGCAACACGCGCGGACATGCGAAGGATTGTCTCCGGGCGGCTTGTGGCCGCACGGGAACTGAACGGACTCACGCAGACCCAGGCGGCAGAAGAGTTTGGTTACAAGACCTCGGCCCAGCTGTCGCTCTGGGAGATGAACCGACGCATGCCGCCGCTGGAGAAGCTGGTCCAGGCGAGCGCGGTCTACCGGGTCAGCCTGGACTTCCTTCTGGGCGTGAGCGAAGAGCCGGACCGTGACGCGGCCAGTGCCGAACGGCGCATGGTGCTCGCGGCCAACGAGTCCCTTGTCCGGGATGTGTTCACGACGCTCACGGACGCGATCATGGCCCAGGCCAAGGCCGGGCAACCGGCCGTGCTGGCCGCCATGGCCATCGTGGAAGAGGGCGACGCCCTGGTCAAGTCATTGCGCCGCTTCATGGCCGCGAACTCCCCCCACTTCGAAGAAGACATGCGCAGCAGCGCGAACCTGCAGCACGCCGCTGAATCGTTCGAGGCCAACGCGCTGGCCCCGGCGCGAGCGCAGATTGCACGCTACGCCCGTATCAACCACACCTCCGTCCAGCGGGCCATCAAGCCAGCCATGGCAGCTCTGGACCTGCGCACCAGGTCGCTGCTCGACCCAGAAGCCGACTGATCGGCAGAAAGCTCACCGAAGAATGCAGAACGATGTTCCGCAGGGCGGAGCCACGCCCGAAAAGCCCAGCACTGGCAACGCCTTCACCCAGGGGTTCGGTGCGCGCGTCGACCTGTCGAGCCACGACCGCGCCGCGCGCCTGACCCGGGCGAAGTCGGCGAAGGCCAAGCCTGTGCCCCAACGCACCAGCATCGCCAAACCCGTGTCCCGACAGGAACTGCAGGACAAGCGCTGGGGCGCGATGAAGGCGGCCATCTGATGATCGCCCCTATCGAGACTATCCAGGCCAATGCCGTGCGGGCCGCCCTTGCCGGTGCGCAGGCCTGCGCCTGCCCCTTCCCGCCGGGCTCGCCACAGGGCGCGGCCTGGGCCGTGTTCTACGACGTGGCGGCTGACTGCTTCGAGGCCCAGCTGGCCCGCTACGCGCGGGCGATCGGAGGGGTCTGATGGCCGAAGGCCTGAACGACTTGCCCGCGCCGCTGGCGACGGCCGAGTGCAACCTGCGCGGCTTCCAGTGGATGCCGCTCGATGTGGCGTCGCTCCCGGACTCCGAGTTCGCGATCCACACGACCGGCGACGAGTTCAAGGCGGCCATCGTGCTCTGGTGCAAGAGCTGGTCGCAGGTGCCGGCGGGCAGCCTGCCCAACGACGACATCTCGCTCAAGAGACTGTCCGGGGCTGACAACTGGAAGAGGGTGAAGGCCGGTGCGATGCGTGGCTGGGTTCTGTGCAGCGACAACCGCTGGTACCACCCGGTCATCGTGGCGAAGGCCATGGAGGCTTTGCCTGCGCGCAAGGCTCACGCCGACAACAAAGCAGCCGCCGCCGAGCGCAAAGAGCGCGAGCGCGAGGACCGCAAACGCCTGTTCGCCCTGCTGCGCGAACACGGCCAAGTGCCTGATATCCATATCAAAACGACCGAACTGCGCAAGATGGCCGAAGGCCTTCAGTCACAGCCAGGGTCACGCGATGTCACGCGTGACATGTCACATGCAGTCACGGCTAAGACAGGAGAGGACATGACAGGACAGAACAGGACAGGACAGGACCAATCTAGTTCCGTACCTGACGGTACGGGCGGCGAGCCGCCGGACCTGCACCCGATGGTTGCGGCCGGTGCCCAGCTGCAGGCATCTGCCCGCGACCTCACCGAGGACGAAGAACGCCTGCTGTGGAACGCAGGGCTTGCCATGCTCTTGCCCAGCTACACCACGGGCTCGGACAAGCAGAAGGACGCGAAGGCGCGCACCTTCGTTGGCGGCCTGGCGAAGCGGATCAAGGAGGCCGGCCTGGAGCGCCGGGTGCTGTTCGACGTGTTCCAGGCCGCCTGCGTCGAGCGCCCGGTCAACCCGGAGACCTGGCTGTCGGCGGCCGTGGCTCACCGTTGCGGAAAGCGCGTGCGCTCAGGCCAACTGACGGACGAGCAGCGCCGCGACGCCGATGCCGCGTCCGACGCCGGCGCGATGGCGTTGATCCGCGCCGCAGCGGGCAAGTCGGCCGCCAACGACGGAGTGATCGATGCAGCCTGAAGACGCCCCGGAATTCTTGGCGCTGTTGAACGACATCTGGATGCTGAAGGGAACGGCGCTCCTGACGGACGGCCAGAAGGCGCTGTTCTTCGGCGCGCTGGCGCAGCACCCGCTGAACGAAGTGAAGGCTGGGCTGATGGCCCACGTGCGCGACCCCAGGCGCGGCCAGTTCCTACCCATGCCTGCCGACGTGATCGCGCAAATCAAGGGCATCGGGGACGACGACGGCCGGCCGGGTGCTGAAGAGGCCTGGGCGCTGGTCCAGCGTGCCAGGGACGAGGCGCAGACCATCGTCTGGACGGCCGAGATGGCCGAGGCGCACGGTGTCGCGCGGTCGCTGCTGGCTATCCGCGATGAGGTCGGCGCCCGCATGGCGTTCAAGGAAACCTACCAGCGCCTGCTGGCCGAGGCGCGCGAGCGCCGCGTGCCGGCCATCTGGACCGTCAGCCAGGGGCATGACCCCCAGTTGCGGGAGTCGGCGATCGCGGCGCACATCGCGGCCGGCCGCCCAGGTCTGGGCATGGCCGACGTGGCCTTGCCCGTGCTCGGCCTGGACAAGGTGCTGGCCCTGCCGGCGCCGGTCGACTCGACGCCTGAACAGATCGCGGCCCGCGAGGCTGCGCGCGCGAAGGCCCAGCAGCTGCGCGAAGAGTTCGCCGCGCGGCGCGACAACCCGCCGCTGTCAGCAGCAGAAATCGAGAGTGCGCGCCAGCGTGCACGCACGGAAGCGCTTAAGACTGAGAGCAACAACAAGGTGCGCCAGCACGGCGCCGAGGAAGGGAACCAATGACCACCGCCACCATCCCCCTGCGCGATGTCTGCGCCATCGTGCACTCGCTGCAGGAGCGCGTTCTGCACTGTGCGCTGGGCCTGTTCAACGCCCGGCAGGAACTGAAGCGCGACGTAGCGCCAGAAGCTGTGCTGCTGGGGCAGCAGCACGTGCGCAACTGGCAGGACGCGCATGCGATCGTGTCGGGCGACCTTCGCGATGTGGCGCCCGAGGCCGCGGGCGAGCTGATGGCGCGCGCACCCGCCAACGACGCCGTGTTCGACCCCGACGCGCCAAAAAAATTTGGCCGCATTGGTGACAAGACGCTCTGAAATCGGACAATAGTTACCAATGCGGAAAGCTACGAAACGGAAGGTCTGGTATGTGCGCGGGTCGGGCCTGGAGCTCGCCATCGCCGGCGCGACGATGACCGCGCAGGCGGACCTCGACAAACTGCGGCTGCTTGAGTTGTCAGCGATTGAGTGCTTCGCCAAGGGCAACGCCACGCGTATGGAGTTCACGCACATCGCGGACATGCTGAACCTGACCGAGACGTTCACGACCATGAACATCGGCCGGGAGGCCATCCCGGCGTGCGAGGCCCTGCAAGCTGCGCTGATCGAGATTCGCGATCGCCACGCTGCGACAGGGCGCATGGGCGTCACGATCGCGAACCTCGACGCCATGCGGGAGGTGTTCGCCTTTCAGGACGCCCAGCGGTCTGCTGTGGATCGTTCGACATACGAGCGCGCGATCAAGCTGTGCGCCAACAGGATCAGGTCGGCGCACCCATCGCGCAAGGTTCTGGCATGAGCGAGGTGCACGCGCTCGAAGAGGGCACCTACCTGCTGCGCGCCATCCTGGCGAAGTGCGACGACGACGGCGGATGCATGATGTGGACGGGCGGCGTGGGCAGCGATGACGTGCCGAAGATGCGCATCCCAGGCGACACGCTGCGCCGCACCCATTCGGTCCGCGCACTCGTGCTGCGCGAGATCGGCAAGCCACTGCCCGAGGGAAACATCGCCACCAACACGTGTGAGCGCAAGCGGTGCGTCGCTCCCGATCATGCCGTTGCGATGACCCGTTCGCGGCTGGGCAAGCGCGCCGCGGAGTCGACCGGCTACCACCTGAACCCGGCTCGAAACGCAAAGATCGCAGCGGCCCACCAGGCCAAGTTCGGTGTCCTGTCCGCAGAGGTCCGCGCGGCCATCGACGCATCCAGCACCTCCAACCGCGCCACGGCGCGGGCACTGGGTGTGCCCATGAACACGGTCGCAGACTACCGGCGCGGCGACACCTACCGCAACTACTCGACGCCGTTCCGCGGCCTAGGTGCTCGCTCATGACATGCGACGACTGCGCGGCCGCCAAGGAAACCGCTGGACAGCACCGCCAGTTCGACAACCGGAAATGCTTGTGGTGCGCGGCCAGGCTGATCCAGCAGATTGGCAGGCTTCCCATCACGCGCGACGAGGCGACAGCACGCCGGCGCGCCGCGCTTGCCGATGCCACAGCGGCCGGTCTGGACGAGCAACAGATTCGCGAACTGGCGAAGGACAAAGCCCTCGCCATTGCACCGAAACCGGAGAAGAAATGACCATGCGCCTGAAATCGCTGGATGACCTGAAGGGCATGACCGCGCGCCCAGCTTCCCAGCGCCCTCGCAGTGCTGCGCCATCGCCGGCGCCCGCCGCCGCGCCCGCCGCCGGCCTCCAGCGCCTGTACGCGCTCGGCCGCCTGAAGGACGGCGAGAGGAACAAGACCGAGGAGCGCTACGAGCAGTTCCTGGCAGAGCAGAAGCTGGCCGGCGCCATCCGCTGGTTCATGTTCGAGGGCATCAAGTTGAAGCTAGCACCGCTCACGACGCTGACGATCGACTTCAACGTCATGCGCGCGGACGGCGTGTTCGAAATGCACGACGTGAAGGGCTCCAAGGCCATCGTGACCGACGACGCCCGCGCCAAGACCAAGGTTGCGGCGGCCATGTTCCCGTTCGTTTTCAAGATGGTCTACCCGCGCACGCAGAAGGCTGGCGGCGGGTGGGAAGTGGAGGAAATCTGATGCGCACGCACTGGTACATCGCTGGCCCCATGTCGGGCCTGCCCAAGGACAACCGCCCCGCGTTCGCCGAGGCCGCCGCCAAGCTGCGCGGCCTGGGCTACGACGTGATCAGCCCGGCCGAACTGAATCCGCTGCCGGCCGGCACCTACGAAGAATGCATGCGCCGCGACATCCGCGCGCTGATGACCTACTGCCAGGGCGTGGTGCTACTGCCGGGCTGGGCCGAGTCGCGCGGCGCCAGTAGCGAGCGCTTCATCGCCGAACTGGTGGGCATGGAGCTTGTGGACCTCGATGTGATGCTGGCGCACCCGCGCCCCATTGGCTGCGGCCACGACGCCACGGAGCACGCCCACTACAAAAAGGACGTGCGGCACATCGACATGCTCGACGTGTACCGGCTGCTGGATCTGTTCGCGGTCACGCACCCATGCCCACAGCACGCGGTCAAGAAGCTGCTGGTGGCCGGCGGGCGCGGCGCAAAGGACACGGACAAGGACATCCAAGAGGCCATCGACACGCTGGTGCGCTGGCAGGGCATGCGGGCCGAGGACGCCGGAAAGGCCGTGCTGTGACCGCCGTAGCCTGCGCACCCGCGCGCCTGAACGGTTGCCACAACCACGCACCCTTCCTCGACACCTTGGAGGTGCAAGACGGATGGACCCCGGGGGTCTACGACGTGACGCGCGCCGTCACCACGCGCGCGCCGCGCATGATCACGGTGCCGTTCCGCATGGCTCGGGACTGCCGCTACACGCACACTGACCTGGGCAAGGCCGATGCGGCCTGCGCGGGCTGCACGTGGAGGGCGCCGGCGTGACCGACACGAGCAAGACCCTGGCTGCGCGCTTCGCGGCCTACGCCAACCCGGATCGCGTCGAGCCGCGCAAGCCCGACGCGCTGGTCCTGCGCCGCGTGCTGGAAACGCTGCCGCGTTTCACCTACCGATTCACCAACGAGGTTGAACTGCACAAGGCCCTGGCCCTGGTGCTGGCCGGCGCCGGTCTGGAGTTCGAGCGGGAGCACGTTGCCGGCCCGGCCGACCGCTTCGACTTCCTGCTGCCCAGCGGCATCGTGATCGAGGCGAAGGTGAAGGGCTCCATGACGCCGGCCTTGAGCCAGTGCGCGCGCTACCTCGCCCGCGAGGACGTGTCGGCCGTGGTGTTGGTCACGACGCGCTACTGGGCCGCCGGCGGCCGCGAGGTCTTCAAGAACACCACAGGCAAGCCGTTGCACACGGTCAAGGTCAGGGGAGCATCGTTTTGAGCACGAACATGGGCGAGGTCCGCCTGCAAGCCGGCTACTGGATCATCCGCACCGAGCCGCACATTCGCGGGCGCTTGAAGCGCGTGTTCCCGCGCGCGCCACAGATGGCGGCCGACACGATCCGCCTGTCGGCCAGCGCCGAGAACACACGGGAACTGGAGTGGTTCTTGATGCGCTACCCGATGACGGTGGAGCGCCCCGAGATGCTGGCCCAGCTGGCGGAGCAGCACCGCAGCAGCGAGAGCCGCCTGGCGGATCTGTTGGGCGGCCACGTCGCGCCGCTTGAGGTCGCCCTGGCCGAGCCCGCGCGCGGCTACCAGCTGTTCGCGGCGCAGATGCTCGACCTGAAACTCGGCTTGCTGCTGGCCGATGACCTGGGCTTGGGCAAGACCATCAGCGCCATCGTGCCGATGGTCGACAAGGCCAAGCTGCCTGTGCTGGTGGTGTGCCCGGCGCACATGCCGCGCCAGTGGCGAAACCAGATCAACCGCTTCGCGCCGGCCCTGAGCGTGCACATCCTGAAGAAGGGCACGCCCTACGACCTCACGCCGAAGCAGCGCAAGCGGCGCGCCGCCGACGCACAGCTGGACCTGATCCCCGAGTCCGACATGCCGGACGTGATCATCACGAGCTACCACAAGCTGCGCGGCTGGGCCGAGACGCTGGCCGGCAAGGTCCGCTATGTCGTGTTCGATGAGGCGCAGGCGCTGCGCCGCCAGGGCACCGAGATTCACGAGGCCTGCGCGCACGTCGCGTCCGCGGCGACGTGGCGCCTGGGGCTGTCTGCCACGCCGATCTACAACTACGGCCACGAGTTCCACCACGTCATCAACGTGTTGCGGCCGGACGCCATGGGCGACTACAGCGAGTTCATCCGCGAGTGGTGCACGCCCGAGCCCGGCGGCAAGGCCAAGCTCAACGACCCCACTGAGTTCGGTGCCTACCTTCGCCGCGAGGGCCTGATGCTCCGGCGCACGCGCGCCGAGGTCGGCCGGGAACTGCCGCCGTTGTCCAAGATCGTCCACGAAATCGACGCCGACGAAAAGGCGCTGGACGCGCTGAAGACGGACGCCGTGGCCCTCGCCAAGATCGTCCTGCAGCACAACGAGCAGTTCCGCGGCGAGAAGATGCAGGCAGCGGGCGAGTTCGACGCCCTCATGCGGCAGGCGACGGGTATCGCGAAGGCGCCCTACGTGGCCGAGTTCGTGAAGTTGCTGCTGGAGAGCGGCGAGCCCATCGTGCTGTTCGGCTGGCACCGCAGCGTGTACGACATCTGGATGGAGTCGCTGGCGGCCTACAACCCGGTGCTCTACACCGGCAGCGAGTCGGCATCGCAGAAGGATGCGGCCGTGCAGGCCTTAGTGACGGGCGAGTCCAAGCTGCTGATCGTCAGCCTGCGTTCCGGTGCCGGCCTTGACGGGTTGCAGGGCTCATCGCACAACGTCGTGTTCGGTGAGCTGGACTGGTCGCCCGGCGTGCTGGAGCAGTGCGTTGGCCGCGTGCACCGCGATGGCCAGGAGCAGCCGTGCTCTGCCTACTACCTGGTGTCGGAGACGGGGAGCGACCCGATCATGGCCGAGGTGCTGGGCGTGAAGCGCGAGCAGATCGAAGGCGTGCGCAACCCGGATTCCGCCTTGGCCGAGCGCATCGAGACCGGCGAGCACACGCTGCGCCGGCTGGCTCGCGACTACCTCGCCAAGCATGGCGTGGCCGTGCCAGCCGGCAACGTGCTCAAGATGCCGGCCAACGACCCGCAGGCGGATGCAGCGGCATGAGCGACATCACGCTGGTCAGGATGGACGAGACGGCGATCACGGAGGCTGACCGCGAGGTGGTGCGCCGCGTGGTCTTCGGCATGGTCGAGGGCCTGGGCGAGGTCAACCGCAAGCGCTGGCACCGGTTGTGGTGGGCCATCCTGCGCCTGCAGCCGGGCGAGATGATCCAGATCAAGAGCGCCAAGAAGCGCAGCGGGCCGTTCCATCGCTGGCACATGAAGGTCGAGCACACCGTCTTCGAGGCGCAAGAGACCTTCAGCGACTTCGAGAACGGCTTTCGCACCTGGCTGAAGATCGGCGCAGGGCACTGCGACTGGTTCCCGAACGCCGAAGGCACGCTGTTCCCGGTGCCGCGCTCGACGGCCTACTCGGCGCTGGAGGACGGCGACATGCGTGACTTCCACGACAACGCGATGGCCTTCCTGCGCAGCGAGCACGCGGCCGTGACGTTGTGGCCCCACCTGCGGCGGCTGCAGGCCATGAACATGATGCACGCCGTTCTGTCGGGGTTCGACCGATGAAGCGCCTGATCTTCGGCCTCGACTACGACGGCACGTTCACGGCGGACCCGGACCTCTGGCGGCAGTTCATCAGCGATGCCGAGCGGCGCGGCCACCTGGTGGTCTGCGTCACGGCGCGCCGAGTGCCGCCGGACTTCTCGCGCGAGCCGCGCCTGCCGTCCAGCGTGCCCATCGTGTGCACCGGCGGCCAGCCGTACAAGAAGCACGCGGCGGCCAAGGCCGGCTACCCGGTCGCGATCTGGATCGATGACATGCCCAGCCTCATCGAGCCGTCCCTGGTGCTGGACTTCGGCAAATGAGGCGCAGCGCCCCCATGAAGCGCACGCCCTTCGCGCGCCAGGCCCCGGCGCCCGAGGTGCGGCCCGAGCGCATCCGTCCGGTTGCGCGGCCGCTCGCCCGAGCCGCGAACTACGGCCAGCCGGCCAACGACGCGTTCGTGGCCGTGCCCAAGCGCGAGTACATCCGCAGTCCGGCGTTGCTGGCCGCGTGCCAGCACCTGCCATGCATGCACTGCGGCCGCGCCATCCCGGGCACGGTGTGCGCCGCGCACTCGAACTGGGCCGACTGGGGCGGGAAGGGCGGCCACATCAAGGCCGACGACAACTGCATCGCGGCCCTGTGCGATCTGTGCCACATCCCCGTGCTCGATCAGGGCGCCAAGCTGACGTACATCGAGCGGCGTGCGATGTGGCTGGCCGCGCACCTCAAGACCGTGGCCGAGCTGGTGCGGACTGCGCGCTGGCCGGCCGGCATTCCGATCCCAACCCTCACACCATGAAAGGCAGCACCATGCACGCACTGTCAACTGCCGGCCGCCCGGCGGCGACCACCATCGCGGGCGTCGACATCCGCCAGGACGCGGATGGCCGCTACAGCCTCAACGACCTGCACCGAGCCAGCGGCGGCGAGAAGCGCCACCGGCCGAACTACTGGCTCGCCAACGACCAGACCAAGGCCCTGGTGCTGGAACTGGTCGGCAGCGATGCCGGCATCCCGGTATCGGTCACGCGGGGCGGGCCGGGGCAGGGCACCTACGTCTGCCGCGAGTTGGTCTACGCCTACGCCATGTGGATTAGCCCGAGCTTCCACCTGAAGGTCATCCGGGCCTACGACACGCTCGTGCAGGCCGAGGCGCTGACGCTGCCCAAGTCGTTCGCCGAGGCGCTGCGGCTGGCGGCCGCGCAGCAGGACCAGATCGAGGCCCAGCAGCAGCAGATCGCGACCATGAAGCCCCAGGTGGCCGCGCTGGTCAGCCTCACGACCGAGACGGGCGCGCTCTGTCAGCGCGACGCGGCCAAGCACCTGGGCGTGGCCCCGAGGACGTTCACCGGATGGCTGCTGTCCATGGGCTGGACGTACCGCCAGCAGGTCGCCGACCCGTCCAGGCTGGGCCGCATCGTGGCCTATCAGGACAAGCTCGACCGGGGATATCTCGCGCACCGTCTGGTGCCCATCACGCACAGCAACGAGGCCGTCAGCCACGACGCTCTGGTGCAGGTCACGCGGAAGGGGCTGGCACGGCTGGCCTGCTACATCCAGTCCGGCAAGGGGCCGAAGTAGGGGCAGGAAAAGTGTAGTTTGACCGAGAGTTAGCAAGAGTCCTATGACGCATTCCCGCCGAAATCGGAAATTCCTCAATCAAACCAATCGGTTGCGAGCCCAGGAAAAATATAGCTTGAGCGAGAGTTGGAGGCGGTGACAACAGTCACCGTTTCCATATACAATTGCAGCATGGACAAGAACCTGACACCGGACCACGCCGCATCCCTCGCCCTGTTTCTGCTGGAGCGGACGGGCTCCGTTCTGGGGGCGTGGATCGGCAGGATGACCGCCACCGAGCAGCGCGCGCTGTTCGGCCGCTACCTGGGCAGGGGCCGCATCGTCATCGACGGCGCCGCCGAAACCATCTGCAACCGCGTCAAGGTCTGCTTCGGCCTGGACTACGACGATCGCAACCTCACGCGCTGGAGCGCCCTGTAATGCAAGCCGACCTGTTCTCTGTCGAGAGCCTCGCACCTACCGTGGTGGTGCCCTCTGTGCCCGAGCTGGTGCTGCACGCCGACTGGCCGTTCCCTGGGCTGACGCCCCTCGAAACCGCCCGCGCATCCCTGGGCATCAGCGCCGAGTACGCCGACATGGTGGCGGCCGTGGTGCTGGCCCAGGGCGGCGCCGAGTTGACCGGCGCCCAGGTCGCGGCCCTGATGCCCGACGACTGGAAGCGCGAACTGTGCAACCCCAAGGTGGCCGGCATCTCGACGCGCGAGGGCGAGACGCGCGGCGTGGCCGTCCGATACGTGCCGCACGACGGTGGGAGCGGCTTCCACTTCACCTACCGACCCGCAGGCACCTGAGCGCTGAAGCCTGGCGCGCGCCAGGACCGTCACGCATGGGAGCGCACCGCCACCCATGCGCGACGGGACACCCCGCAATCCGCATATACCGACCCGGCTGCAGACGGGCGTGAAGGCGGCAAGCGCAGGCCCCGTCAACCTATCGGCACCACGCCAAACCGGCGCCTCGCGGAAACAGGGGCATGGAGTTGCCATGATCACGACCACCGCGACACATCGCGAGCAGGCCGCCCGCATCGTCCGCAGTCTGCAAGTCCGGGAGCCTCACTTGCGCGTGCTTGCACTCATGGGCCGCGTCGACGCCGCCATCCTGGGCGATGACGCCGCGCTGGCGCAGGCCTGGCGCGATGTCGAGGCCGAGGTAAAGCGCTGGGCTGCGACCGCGAAGGCTGCATGCGAGGGGTTGCAGTCCGAACTCGCGGGCATCGAGGCCGTCGAGCGCGCATGTGGTCGGGCCGTCGCCCTGTACGACCTGCCGCTGGCGCACCGGCTGGCCACCGAGGGCAAGAGCATGCACGCCGACAGCATCGGCTACTGGCCCGAGGTCTACCGGCAGCTGTGCAGCAACGCCGGCCGGGTGGCGGCCGCCGCCGGCTTCAACATCAACAGCCGCCTCGGCCGCGTCATCTACTGAGGTGCCCATGGCGATCAAGAAGAGCATCACCGACATCACGGCCATCGTTCACGGCGCGCGGCTGTCCATCACCTGCAGCCTCGACGGCAAGGTCTACCGCATCGATGGCGACGTAGAGCCGCTGAGCCTGGACGACTTGGTGTACGTGAGCCCAGGCCCGGACCTGACCAGCGCTGACCGCGGCTTCTTCCGCACCCGCACCATGGCCGGCGCGACAGGCCGGGGGAAGCGGATTCGCGACGTGCTCGCGGCCGCCGCGCCCAGGGTGGTGCCCCCGGCCATCGAGCGCTACCGCGGCGAGCAGGCCGCCCAGCTGGCCGAGCACCGCGAGCAGGTCCGTGCGGCCATGGTGCGCGACTCGGCAGACGAACTGCTGCAGTCCCTGCGGGCCATGACCGCCCTGGCCGGCGAGTTCATCGCGGAGCGCGAGCGCGGCGCCGAGTCGTCGCCCAGCGTCTTGCTGCCGCTGTACCGCCAGCAGCATGCCGAGGCCTGCGCCCTCCTGGCCAAGCTGAGCACGCCAGCAAGTATTTGGTAACAACAGTAGCCAAAGCGGCTAAGTTCAAATACAATAGTTACTCTGGTTATCGCCAGAGTGGCGCCTCGCAAACAGGGGCAAGGAGATGGCAATGACGACGAGCAAGGAAGTGGGCGGCGAGCCCTCCATGGCCTTCGAGCCAGCATTCCCCGAAGGAGGCGTTTTGGCGCAACTGTGGTCCAAGGCCAGGCCGGCGCGGCCGGGCGGTTCGTTCATTGATGACCTGCGCGGGCACCTCGCGCAGTTCTGCGCCCTGCTGCAAGAGCGTCTTGTCGCCGACCCGGCGGCCCTGCCGGATGACCTGCGCAATGCGGGCCTGACCGTTGCCATGCACACCGACCTCGCCTATGGCATGGGCGGTGAGCGCATGTCCTTCTGGATGATGGTTCGCGATGACGGCATGTCGTTCAAGGGGCAGGGCGCCACCGACGCCGAGGCGCTGAACCAAATCCGGGTGGCCGTTGCCCCCAAGAAGCGTGGAAGGAAGAAGCAGTGAGTCCAATCGAGGTAGATGCGGCTGTCGGGAAGGTTGTGCGGCTGTCGGAAGAGATCGCCACAGGCGGCGCGATGGCTGAAGTTCGTGCGCTGGAGGCCTACGTGCGCGAGTTGCTGACGCCGGCGCCGGCCGCCGCGATCAGCGATGACCAGATCGTCGCCGCGTGGCAGGCCATGCCCGGCGGACCGGAAGGCTGGCTCAAGTCTTTTGGCTTCATCCAGTTCGCGCGCACCGTGCTCGCGCTGCGGCCTGAGCCAGAGAAACCAGCGATGTGCACTGTGCCGCCCGCTGGCTGGGTCTGCACGCGCGGTGCCGGCCATGATGGGCCGTGCGCGGCGCACCCGGAGACGCAAGGCCTTGTAGGTGGCGTCGAGGCGCTGATGGTCGACATCCGTCGATTGCCAACGGTTCGCGCTGTCGAGTCCGACGGCGAGGAATCGGATGGCACGCCGCGGCGCTGGCGCGATCGCCCGTTTGTGTCCCTGACGCAGCTGGAGCGTTTGCTGCGCGAGCGCCGTGCGGTGGCCAGATGCTGACGCTAGACCAGTTCCACTGCGTCATCCGCGCACTTGGCCAACAGGCCCAGGAAGACATCGCGTGGGCCGAATCTCTGGCTTTGCCGACTACCCCGGCGCAGTTTGCGAGCGAGGTGATCTTCGTGATCTGCAACAGCGGCATGAAGAACACCGTGGCCCGCATGATCTTCGATCGGTGCTGCGTCGCCCTGCAGGCCTGCACGCCGGTGTTCGAGGTGTTCAAGCATCCGGGCAAGGCGGCCGCGATCGAGGCGATCTGGCGCGATCGCAAGCCTCTGCTGGAGGCGCTCGTGGCCGCGCCGGACAAGCTCGCGTTCTGCGAGTCTCTGCCCTGGATTGGTGGCATCACAAAGTATCACCTCGCCAAGAACTTCGGCCTGGACGTGGCGAAGCCCGACGTGCACCTCCAGCGCCTGGCCGACTTGGAAGGCGTTACGGCGCAGGCGCTGTGCGAGCGCCTGGCAGCCGCTACCGGCTACCGCGTTGCGACCGTGGACACGCTGATATGGCGGGCCTGCGCGAACGGCATCATCAACTCACGCACGGGTGCCCTCGCGGGCGCGGCTCTATGACCTGGGAAACGAAGCGCTCCATGATCGGCCGCGGCATCCAGCTGATGGCCCAGTTCTGCAAGGCCAACGGCCTGGACATGCCCGACGTGCGGGAGGCCGACACGAAGAAGTGGCCGTTCGGCGTCTGCGCCTACTACCGCCCGCAGACCATCACCATCGCGCTGGAGAAGTGCGCGGGCATCGGCTACGCGGGCATGCAGTGGTCCTTCCCCGGCCACTCGGTCGACCGCACGCCCTACGGCGTGATCCAGCACGAGCTGGGCCACCACGTCGACTGGCTGCGCAGCGAGAACAAGGGTCGCTACAACGGCGACTTCAGCATCGACATGCGCAAGCGCTGCTGCGAGCCGCCGCTGACCAGCTACTGCCCGGACGATGCCGAGTGGTTCGCGGAGATGTTCCGCCTGTTCGTCACCAACCCCGATCTGCTGTCCAAGCTGCGGCCGCGCACGCATGCGTTCCTGATCGAGCGCTTCAACCCGGTCTTCAGCGACGGATGGCGGGAGCGCCTGGCCGGTGCGCCGGACCGCACCATCCTGTCCATCGAGCGCAAGCTGGAGCCGAAACGCCCCGTCAGGCCCCGGCCCAGAGCCAAGCCGGCAGAGCAGGGCACGCTGCCGCTGGGCGGCGCGGCGGAGGTGCACGCGTGATCGACCTGTCGAGGCAACTGATCGAGTTCGGCGAGCAGGCCGCCCGCGCGCACTTCGCGCACCTGAAGACCGGCGACCACCTGCAGCGCGGCCGCCAGATCGGTCGCGTCGAGGGCTTTACCATGGAATACTTCATCAGGGAGGGCACGGCCGCCGGCTTCATGCGCCGCCTGCTGGTCGGGCCGGAGCTGACCCCCAGCCCGGCCGTGCTCGTGCGCGCGGCGTGCCGCATGCAGGGCGTGATGCGCTGGGCGGAGAAGCCGCAGATCGTGAGCGCGGGCAGCGCGCGCGACTGGGCCGCGCCGGAGCCGCGCCTGCTGCGCGAGGTGCTCGCCGCCATCGACCCGCCGGCGGCGCGCCCGCGCTACGCCGCGAACGGCCGATGGGCGGAAGAGTTCGCCGACGTTTGGAACATGTCATGAGGAAACGCGAGATGGCCGAGAAGAGGAACCACCCGAACCGGTCCAAGCCCGTCCTGGCCGGTACGCCGACACCCGAGCAGATCAAGGCCGCCCGCGAAGCCGCCGGCCTGGACATGGACGCGGCCGCCGCCATCGTCATGGACCTGGGGTTGACCTGGGCGCAGTGGGAGGCGGGCGCCCGGCGCATGCACCCCGCCATCTGGTGGGCGTTCCAGCAGCGTGTCACGAACGAAGGGCCGAAATGACGAACCGCACGATTCCCGTCGCCATGTTGCTGGGCGGCCTGCTGGACCACTGGGTAGCCAGGGCCGAGGGTCACGAGAGCGTTCTGATCGATGGCCGATGCCTTGTGCAACGGTTCGCCAACGGTTTCGAGGTGGCCGCGAAAGGGTCTGGCAAGGGTTTGCTATGGGAGCCATCCGGCCGAGGCGACCAGGGCCAAGTCGTCATCGAGCGCCACAACATCAGCACCGCCTGGGAGCCCGAGTGGCGCACGATGTACAGCGAAGGCCACACCGTCGCCGCCGGCTGGACCGCTTACGCGCCCTCGCGGTTGACGCCGGCGGCCCAGCAGCGCCGCGCGCTTGCGAGCGGCGAGCACTCCCACGGGCGCGAATGGCCGCCAGCGGAGCACTCCCACGGGTCGATCTTCGAGATTCCAACGTCGACGGGCATGAGCGACGGCATCGGGCGCCACAGCCACGGCACCGCTCCAGAACCGCGCGCGCCGTCCGCGCTGATCGCGGCGATGCGCTGCCGCGTGGTCATGGCCTTCGGGGCAGAGGTGCCAGCATGAAGGTCAAGTTCCGCGACCGCAACCCCGAGGTGGCCCGCGCCGTTGCCGCCGCGTTTCCCGAGTGGGACGTGCGCCGCGATGACATCTGGACCGGCGTGCCGGCCGACATCGTTGTCAGCCCGGCCAACGTGACGGGTCGCATGGACGGCGGCATCGATCAGGCCTACATCAGCCGCTTCGGCTGGCAGCTGGAAGCGCGGCTGATGCGGGACATCCGCGCGCTGCACGGCGGGTGCCTGCCGATCGGCGAGGCTCGCTTGATCACGACCTACGACGTGCGAACGGACGCGATCCCGCTGATGATCTGCGCGCCGACGATGGCGTGGCCGCCCACCGACGTGAGCAGCACCGAGAACGCTTACCTCGCGTTCCGTGCAGCGCTGGCGTGCGCGATTACCGAGGGCGTCAAGGCCCTGGAGCGCGAGCCGGTGCTGGTGGTGCCCGGCCTTGCCACTGCGACCGGGCGCATGCCTGGGACCGTGTGCGCCGCGCAGATGCGCCGGGCCTGGGATGAGGTGGTGCCGCACAACTTGCGCGTAAAGATGACGGCCGAGGGGCCTCGCTGGATGGCGGCATGAAGGCCCGCCTCTGGACCATGCCTTAGTCCAGGCGGCAGGGCACGTCGCGGGTCTCACTGGTCCCGTTGATCGCTGATGCAGTCCTGGCAGCGGTAGGGCAGATGTGTTTGCTGCGTCGGCTGGCACTACGGATTTGGCAGCTTTTCGAATACTGGCTTCGGGCAGATGATCCGCGGCGCAAGTTGCTTGATGTGCAGCCAGTCCGGCGCATTGACGCTCACGAGCTTCGTCTCGTTCTGGACGAGATCTTGCTGCGCGGCGTTGTTCAACGCATCCTCAACTTCCAGCACCAGCGCGTCGCCGTACTTTTCAAGCTTTGCTTGGATGGACTGAGCGGGCACCGTGGGATGGGCGGCAAAGTAGGCGATCGGGCTGTGCTTGCCGAGGGTGTAGATTGCCTTCGCGACGGCAAGGTAGCCGTCATTGAATAGTCGCATGAAGCCGTTGGGATCGCCCAGGGCGACCACCCAGAGGCCTTTCGTCTCGTCCCACCGCACCCCGGCGTCGTTGCCGGTGTGGATCGAGGCCGGCACGATGCCGATGCGCAAACCCTGGCCACCTTCGAGGTGGCCGTAGTTCGACTTGACAGTTGCCGCAAAGTAGCGGGGATCGCTCTCCGCGCTAAGAAACAAGTCGGTCTTCCAGATCTTCTTGATCCGCTCCGTAAGCTTGCCCTCAGCAGTGTGCCCCTCTGCGGCGATGGCAACCCAGGGCCCGAAGTTGAACGGCTTGCCTCGGCCCTGCGGAAGCAGGTAGGAGTCGGTGCCGGCCTCGTCGACGATCGCGTTCAGGAAACCGAGATACTTCGCCCGCTCCTGGCCAAACAGGAGCGAGTTTGGAAGCGCCTCTTTAGTCGCGTAGCGGGACGACCGTTGCAACGCCTGCGAAACCAAATTGGTGACTGTGGGTTCCTTGCCGATGATCGCCTCGTGGACAGCCCACTCGAAGCCGTCGCCGCGCATACCCTTGTCCCGCTCCATCCGAGCGATCTTCGAGAGTTGCCGCAATGTCACGTCTTTGAGCGGCGTGTTGAGGTCGCGCAAGTCCTCGTCGCTGATCGCGTCAATCAGGGCTCGAAGGATCGAGCGGCAGACGGCATAAAGCGCGCGGCCGTATTCGTCGATCGCGCCCTTTTGCTCGATGAATGTAATCCCTTCAGGTTGCTTGCTCATGTTCTTGTGTGCATTGCGCGCTAATACGCCGAAGGTGGCAAGCATGCCAGACTCTTGGCGTCGCGTCGTGAGCCGTCGCCCACGAAGCCCGGTCATTGATGGCAAGGATCGCCGGCGTGCATGCTTATCCTCCTAGCTGCAGCTGCGGCGACACTCGGCTAGTCATACATCTGCTGAAGTCAATCACGCCCGCCACGCTATGAGTTCCATCACAATGTTTAAGCTCATCAAAAACGCTGCATTTGTATTTGCGGTTTTTTGCGGAGCCAATTCGTTCGCATCTGCTCAGACGCAGACCTTTGGCGCTTGGACTGTAACGGTCAAGACTGACCAGTTTGAGGGCGAAGCAAGGCCGAAGATGACGGCTTCCATCCTAGACACGAACGGTCGGCAAGTGGGAGTGCTGACGATCGACTACTTCAGGGCTTACAAGGGTCAGTTCTACGCTGCGTTTTTCCTTCCACGTATGGAAGCAATGGACTCGACGTTCCCAGCCTGCCACTTTCAATACCTCCGCTACAAGCTGGATGATGGCGCGGCCGATTTTTTCCCTAAGACTGATGACGTGTGCCCGCTTCTGGTCATTGGACCGAAGATTGGAGGTCGTATGTCTCAGGCCAAGTCGCTCCGGTTCACAGCCATGGAGCGCGTCGGCATTGTCAATTTGGAGGGGTTCAGCGATGCCTGGGCATATTCGATTGGCCGTGTAGAGAAAAAGCAATGACGCCGCTACCGCCCAAGCGCACGCCTTTCACCTGGGCCGAGTGGCTGATCTACGGCGCGCTGGCCCTTTGGGTTCTCCTTTTGGCGCCGTCCGTGATCTGGGGATGGCCGGCCATTTGGGGCTTACTTCAACACGACAATGCGCCGGCTTGGGCGCAGGCCATCGGCTCTGTTGTGGCTATCGGCATAGCCATCTGGGTGCCATGGCGTCAGCGGGAGCACGGCCTTCGTGACGCCCGGGTGGCCGCTCTCTCTCTTGCCTCATACGTCGTCGCGACCGTTCGACTTGCGCGCCGAGAGAGTGCCTACATCAACCCCCATGTAGCCGAAGCGGCGATCGTGCATCTTGAGGTGGCGGCGCGCTTGTGGACGAACGTGCGGCTCGACGCCATGCCGTTTCAGACCATCCCGTCGTTCGTCGCACTGATCGCGCTGACCGATGAGGCGGTTGCGTTGGCCCGCCTTCAGGAGTCGGAGCCAATCAAGATCATTCAGGCAGGCCGAGCCTGGGACCACATCTGCGACCGGGCCTATGGGCACATCAAGAAAATCCATGGCGGCCGGCCAGTCGTGTTGCCCGAGCTTGCGAACGGGGAAACTGGGGTTTGAACGCCTGCGGCGCCGTCCGATCATTCGGGGGCGCTGTAGACAAGCTGGTAGTCCCCGGTGTCATCGACCGGAGTTCGCAGGTTCGATTCCTGTCAGCGCAACCAGATCAGAAGGGCGCCCAGCGATGGGCGCCATTGAGAACGTCGGGGGTTCCTGGCGCATGCGGGTTTGAGGCCCGACAACCATTCCGGGGGCAGGGCCTGGAGCCATCAGGACTGTGGCCAGGCATCCGGGCAAAGTACACGCCCTGGGGTCGAAGCGGCCCGGCCGCAGTCCCGATGGTGAATGCGCAGACTGATGCGCTGCAAGCGTGACCTTGGGAGAACGGAACAACTGCCGCCCACGCCGGAAATCAGTACCGGCCACCATCGGAAAGTGCGCCCCCTTAGCTCAGTTGGTAGAGCACCGCCCCTGTAAGGCGAGTGTCGCGGGTTCAAGTCCTTGCAGGGGGCACCAGGGATGCGCTCGAAGCAATGCGTCGGGTCCGAAAGGGCGGCCGTGCTGGGATTGAGAGGTAAACGGCCGCAGTTGCCCCAGGCCGGCAGTCGAGTGGAAGCCTCGGCCTTGTTTCATCGTGGGGGATGCCGTAAAGCCGGCACCTTTCGCCCGCCACCTCTAGCCGGGGTCGCGGGCTTTTTCTTGCCTGAGCGCACACAGATATTTCAAAACGCATCTGACGACATCCCCCTTTTTGTGGACGTAATGCCGGTTTTCTGCTGCTCTCACGAACATTCGCTCGTAACTGTTGTTACTATATGCAGCACCAACGGCAGCACCACAAGAAAAGGAGCAGGAATGGCCCCCACCGAGAAGACGATGAGCATCAACGGCGTGGCCTTCCCTGCGCCCGCGCGCGTAGAGCCGGACTACCACCAGTGGTACTGGTATGCGTCGCTGGAGAAGCCCCTGGCCCGCAACGAGAAGTGGTTCGGCCGGCGTGCGGATATGGAGCGCTTCCAGCACGGGCTCGTGCACCTGACCGAAGAGTCGGCGTTCGAGCACGCCAAGGCTCTGCTGAGCGTGACAAAGCGCGAAGTGCCGGCGGCTGCGAAGACTTCTGTTATCAACAAGTGGCTCGGCTGGCTCGCGCTGAGCGTCACCGCCCTCGCCGGCTAGGGCACTCCGCCCGGCACGGCCCGCCTGATCCATCGCGATCCGGCGGGCCTTTTCGTATATGGAAACTGGAAAAACGGGGGCGTAACAACAGGCGCCGGGCGGGACCATCGCCCCATGCCCGCCAAGAAGACACCGAAGCCCGCAGAGCCTGAGCCGAAGGCGCGGAAGCCGGCCGCCAAGCGTGCGCCCGTGAAGACCAAGGCCAAGCCGGCGGCGCCTGCGAAGAAGGCCACCACGCCCGCCAGGAAGGGCCCAGCACCCAAGACTAAGGCACTGGACAAGCGCGCCGCGCCCGTGAAGCGGAAAGGCGCCACCACCAAGTCCAAGCCGGTGGACGAAGATGCCAGCACGCCGGAAGGGGGCGACTTCTGCGGCCTGTCCATCCGGGCCGCGCGGTTCGTTGACCTCTACCTCGCCACCATGAACGCGGGCCAGGCCTACATCGAGGCCGGCTACACCGCCAAGACACCCGAGGTGGCCCGCGCATGCGCATCGCGGCTGCTAACAAATGCTAACGCGCGTCACTATCTGGCCGTCCGCTCGAAGGCGATGTTCGACCGCCTGGAGCAGGAACAGGACCGGCTGCTGCAGTCGTTCACCTTCACTGCCTACGCCGATCCGCGCGAGCTCGTGGAGCACTTCCGCGGGGCCTGCCGGTTCTGCCACGGGAAGTTCAACCGCTGGCAGTACACGGCGGGCGAGTGGGACCAGATCATCACGAAGCACTCCGAGCGGCAGGAGCGGGCCGAGGACGAAGGCCGGACCTTGCCCAAGGCGCCCGACGAGAAGGGCGGCACCGGCTACGACCTGAAGGCGGACCCGAACCCTGACTGCCCGGAGTGCGGCGGGCTTGGCATGGGCCGCACCGTGGTGAAGGACACGCGGCACCTGTCGCCGGCCGCGCTCGCGCTGTACGCCGGCGTGAAGGAGGGCAAGGACGGCATCGAGGTCAAGATGCACGACCAGATGCGTGCGCGCGACACGCTGGCGAAGATCCGCAAGATGTTCGAGGACGGCACGCAGGTCAACCTGACCTTCGACGCCGAGAAGCTGGGCGAGCAGTTCCACAAGACCATGCAGCAGTCGGCTGATCGCATGGCGAAGATGCGGGCCGACCGACTTGCGCTGCGGCGCGAGCGCGAGCAGGGCGGCAACGGCGGCGGCTGATGGCGCGGCGCCTGACGCTGCTGGAAGACCCGCGCTACAACGCGTTCTGGCAGCGCTACCACTCTGACCCGCTGCTGTTCGCCGTCGAGGTGTGCGGCATGGGCCCGAGCGAGGACCAAGAGGACTTGCTGGTCGCCATGAGCGACCCCGAGGCGCGCGTGAGCGTGGTGTCGGGCACCGGCACGGGCAAGACGGCCACCTTCGCCCGCATTGCGCTGTGGCACCTGCTGGCGCATCCCTACGGGTTCTTCGACGGCCTGGTGCAGGTCGGCAGCAACACCTACATCGGCGCGCCGCTCGTGCAGCAGGTCGGCGATGGCGTGTGGAAGGAGATGCAGGACGCGAACATCGCGATCAGCAACGGCGCGTGCGCCTGGATTTGCCAGTACTTCAGCATCGGCAAGACCCGCGTGGAGGTCCGCGGCTATGGCGAGCAGTGGTTCATCGCCCAGGTCGCCATGCAGGCCGGCAAGGCCGTGGGCGTGGCCGGCAAGCACCGGTACTGGCAGCTGATCATCATCGATGAGGCCGCCGGCGTCGGCGATGACCACTTCGACGTGATCGACGGCACGCAGACGCAGGGCGGCAACCGCACGCTGCTGGCCTCCCAGGGCGTGCGCCCGTCCGGCCGCTTCTACGACACGCACCACAAGCTGGCCGTGGCGAACGGCGGCGCCTGGACGAACCTGCGGTTCAGTTCGATCAACTCGCCCTTCGTCACGAACAAGTGGCTGCGCGACCGCGAGACGGAGACAGGCGGCCGCGACACGCCGGAGTACATGATCCGCGTGCTGGGCCTGTTCCCCGAGCTGGGCGACAAGTTCCTGCTGGGCCGCAGCGCCATCGAGCGCCGCATCGGCGTGCCGCCCGTCATCGACGTGGACAACGACCCGTGGGGCCACCTCATCATCATCGACGTGGGCGCGGGCGTGTACCGCGACAAGACCGTGGCCCTGCACGTGCGCGTGTGCGGCAACGGCGACCGCGTGGATGAAGACCCGCGGCGCGTCGACGTGGTGGGCATCCCGGTGTTCAGCAACGAACTGGATTGGGCCGACGTGGCCGGCCGCGTGGTCGAGTACTCGCGCCTGCTGTCGAACGTCACCTTCGTCATCGACGTGGGCGGCCAGGGCGAGCAGTTCGCGCGCACCATGGAGCGCCTGGGCGTGGGCAACATCGTGCGCTCGCTGTGGGGGAACGCACCCTTCAAGACCAAGAACAAGAAGCGGTTCTTCAACCTGCGGGCGCAGTGCTCTGTGCACGCCTCCGAGGCCGTGAAGGACGGCCGCATCACCTTCACGCGCGAGCACCAGAAAGACCTGCTGGACCAGGGCGGCCGCCTGCCGTACCACTTCGATGAGAAGGCCCGCTACCACATCATGCCGAAGGAGCGCATGAAGGAGGAGGAGGGCCTGCCGTCGCCCGACTTGTGGGACACGGTGTGCATGGCCTTCCTCGAAGATGCGCACTACACCACGGCCGAGCGGGGCGGCCTGGCCAGCAACGCCAAGCAGCAGGGCGTGGTGGACGACATGGCGGCCGCGCTGGAGGCCTCGCTGGGGCTTTAGGCCGAGGTCATTTCGCGCGAGCTGGGAGCGAGGAGGCCTAGGCTAACTTTCCAACTCAGCAGGAAGCGAATCCGCCTGAAATAGTCAGTGGTTAAGGCGCGATACCAATGACCGTGCCAGAGTATTGGCAGTTCGGAATGATGTTGTTCCACGTGTAACCTAGAGCGTTCCCATCTGCGTCCGGTTCCGTGGCAATTGAAATACTGAATGGATGTGCTGTGCACTGTGAGACCAGTATTGGAACATACGCTTTCGCCGCAAAGCAGGCATCATAGCTGCTCAGGTTGCACGTGCGGCAAGCTGGCGTCATTCGATACCACTTTCCCCATGCTCCATTGCTATCTGTAACTTGGACAAACGCAAAGCATTTATCCGTCATGTTCACAAGTTGCAATATCCAAGTTGAGTCAGTTGCCAGAGACACGGGTCCGTCGCCGATTTGATCCTTAGGAATATTTACTTTGTTTGGTGTGTGCGATGCCGCAGTAATGTCACTCGCTTGAATTGGCTTGTCGGCTGCGTTCATAAGAGATTCCTCAATTTTGCCCGCTCATCCTCGTTTTTCGGGCAGAGCGGACGAACGCCCGAAACGAAAAATCAATGCACGACCTGTGTGACTGACCAGCGCCAATTAAGCCACACGGCGCGCTGCCGTGGCAATGCTAAGTGCGACTTCCCCAACTGCCAGGGTGCCCGGGCCGGTATCGACCCGGAGAGTTGGATTCGCTCGGTTTAAGACGTCAATCGACGCCACGGCAATACCGTAGCAGGGCCAGGGTGGCCCGGTGTGCAGTTGCATGGCTTTGTGACGCGCGCAAAGATCGGCGCATCGCCCTTGTGCTCGCCGATGCACACCTCCCACTCGCACCCGCATTCGCTGTGGATTGGCACCACAGCAAGGACGCTGTTTCCGTTCCAGGATTCGCCCCGATCCAAGTAGGGTGGCTTCACGTGGCCGTTGATGCAACCGCATGATGGGCAGTACAGATTGCGCTGGCCGTCGCAGGTCTGATGTGCAGACAGAAGGCGCGCTACGTCAAGTTCGTCGTACCGCGGGCTCGGCGCAGCCGGTGGCAGCGGGATCGAATCCCGGGTCGGCGGCGGGATTTGGGGTGCGCCCCAGCCGGCGGGTGGCGATGGCATCTGCTTGGTCATGGTCGGCTTTCTGTGTAGGGAAGCCCCATTGACGCCGACCTGGAGTTGGATAGGATTTTTGGCCCGAGCGGCTATCGGAGCCTGGCGGCCAGTGCGCTGAGGCCCGTCTAAAAGGGTCCGTCGTCTTCCGGGTGAGGGATGCGCGGCAGCCTTCGCTCGATGTGCATCCCGAAGTTCTCGGCGCGGTCAATCAGATCGCGAAGGTCGCCCAAGCTCAACTTCACGGGGTTGCCGTGCTCGTCGTAGCCGGCGCGGTGGACGCAATGGTGTCGCATACCTACCGCCCTAATCAGCCATTTCACGTCGCCGAAATCGACATCGAGCACCTTCTTGTATATAAACATGGTTTTCTCGATGCGGTGGAAAATCATTCGGGTCTTGATGTAGCTCGTCAGGTGACCACGTAGGCCGCCTTTTTTCATGTACATGTCCCTGAACGTGAATTTTTCTTTCGCTAACTCCTCGTCGTACTCTACGAAGAGCTCGGTGTACTTGTCGGACGCGAGCGCGTATCGCAAGAAGGTCGAATATAAGTAGGCCTCGATGGCTGCAACGACATTCCCATAGAGCATCACGAGAAACTGACGCTTCCGAAGCCCTTTGGCGGGAGCCATCTGCAAGAAGTCTTCAGCGGCTTCAAGGTTCGTAAAGAAAATCTCTCGACTGGACTTCCCGGTCACTTCCCATTCGCTGATGTAATCGATATCGCCGTAGAACAGTTCATATTCATCGGCGTACGTGTCCCACTCATGGTGGGACTCATCAGCGTGGGGATCGCCTGTTTTCTCCCGGACATATTCGGTCTTCCGTTCGTGGAAGTCGTCTTCAAGGCCTTCCATCCATGCTTGTTTGGCTCGTCCCATAGTCGCTCCAGTGCCGCGGGTTGTGCGTCAGGATGGCTGCGGTGGTGCCGCCAGAGCGTCGATGTCGATCTGCGCCCCCAGGCGCTGCATGTGCTCGCCCACGAGGCGCAGCTGGTTCGGGTGCAGGATCAGCCGCGCGGCCAGGAAGAATGTCATGTGCGGGCTCATCTCGCGCGGATCGGCGCCGCCGGTGTACTTGCGCCATTGCTGGTCGCCGGCCAGACCGGTCAGTTCGGCCATCTGCTTGCCGGTGAAGCCCAGCTCCTGCTTCAAGCGCTGCAGGTCGGCAGTGGTTGGAGGGGTGTAGTTCATGGGGTCTTCACCTTGCGCGGCGGGTGGCGGCCCGGCCCGGCAAGCGGGTTCACGATCTGGATGCCGGGTATCACCTTGCAGGCCTGCCCCCTGCCGGTGAGCTGGTGGCCCAGGAACAGTGATTCGCCGCCTTCGTAGACAGCGCGCCACTGCGCAACGTCTTCGCGCCGAGGATCGAAGACCACGACGGCGCGCAGGCCGTCCGGGTGCTGGATGGTGTCGCCCTCGAACAGGGGCGCGCCCAGGGGGTCGGGCCAGGGGCACGGGCGGCCAGTCGGGACGTTCGTCACGTCGTCGCCGTAGACCTGGGCAACGCGAGCGCGCATGCCAGCGACCAGCATCGTGGGGCCCTCAATCAGGCTGCCGCGGCCCGCGCCCCGTCCGGGAACAAGCGCGGAGCACACGTCCGGCGCGCCACCCCACACGGCGCCGATGCGCTCGCGCTCCATGATGGGCTGGCCCAGGGTCGGATTCGTGGAAGGGTCGTAGCGGCGGCCATCGGCGAAGCACGCGAAGGCCGGCTCGGGCTCGTCGCTCACATCCAGCAGCAGGATGGCGATGTGCTTGCGGCCCTCGGCCCGCGCCACCCAGGCGTCCAGGTCGGCGCCGATCAGGTCTGCGGCCTTCATTCAGGCACCTCGTCGCCAAAGCGGTACTTCACGATGCTGCGCGCCGCCGCGATCAGGCGCGTCTCGCCATAGATGCCGTCGGCCGGCGACAGTTCCAGCCAGCCCGTGGCGTCGCGCGGCCCCATCTCGCCCAGCGCGTGCGCCAGGTAGCCGCCGCCCTCGGCGGGCCAGCTCACCACGTTCAGCTGGTCGATGAAGGGCCACAGTTGGTCGGGGATGCGGCTCGGCGTCCAGTGGCACCCAGCCTGCCCCGCTCCTTGGGTGTAGTAGAGATTTCCGCGAACTTCGTGGAAATGGTGATAGGGTTCAGGGCCGGCATTGCGAGCCGCCTCCCACGCATCGCTGTCGGCGATGTTCACTGCCCGCGATACCCATGCATCGAGGTTCAGGCCAATCAGGTCAGTGGTCTTCATCGCGCAGTCTCCGGGTAGACGATGGCAAGCAGCTTCTGGCCCAGCTCGTGACGCATGCGCTCCTGGGCCACGTGGGTGTGCGGGTCGGCGATGTTGCCGGATGCACTGAGCACGCCGCGCAGCTGGCGGATGGCGGCTAGCAGGGCCTCGGCGTCGTCCTCGCGCATGTCGGTGTCGAGCACGACGGTGATGGCGTTGATGCGATTGGTCATGGGGTCACTCGGCGAAAGCGGATGGCGGGGTACTTCTCTGCCAGCACGTGCTCGGCGTCGCACACCGGGCAGACGTGCATGGCGCCCATGGGCTCGCGGTTGAAGCCCTTGTAGACGACGGCGCCAGAGTGGCACTCGTCGCAGATGTAGTCGATGCCGTAGGGCTCGACGGCAAACGGCGTCTTGGATTCGGACATGGCATTGAAACGGCCCGCGTGGGGCCGTTCAGGGGATCAGAGGAACAGCTTGGTCGCTGCTACCGTGGCGCCGATCACCGACGCGATCACGAGGCCGGGATACCAGCTGGCCTCACGCGCCAGTTTCCGGGCCTCTGCGTTGAGCTTGGCTTGCTCGGCCGTCAGCTTCGACGTTTCGGCCAGCAGCTTGCCGGCCTCCGCGATGATCTTGCCGACTTCGGCCTCAACCTTCGATGCGTCCATGGTGGACATTTTGCTTCCTTTCGGGGTGTCGGGCATAGCGATGTGCCTGCCGCTGGGATGGAGTATATAGCCCCTTTGGGGCTGAGCGCAACAGATGTTGCGGTGGGCCATCTAGCGGCCTAAACTGGATGCCCATACAGCACCCGGAGAAATTCCATGAACCAGCTCGAACTGGGCATTGCGCCGTTCGCGCCGCCACCCGCAGCGCTGCCGCCACCGCCGCCCTACATCGTCAGCCTGCGCGAGTGCGAGCTGGCGGCGCCCGCGCGCATCAAGATCGAAGCGCGCTTTTGCAAGACCTTGGAGGCGCGCCTGGGCGAGCCGAACCAGGTCGCGGCCATGCTGGCGCAGCTGCAGGACGCAGAGTTTCAGGAGCGCCCGTTGACGCCCGACGAGAAGGATATGGGCGCGCGCTGGCAGCTGGCCTACGCTGCGGCGCGGCAGGCGGCGCTGCAAGACCTCGATGCGATCACGGGGGCCTGGTTCGATGTGCGCGTGACGTGAGCCGCACGGCCATCGAGCCATGGTTTGCGCCGGGCAGCGGCTGGTACGTGCCTGCGGCGTGCGCGCCGGGCAGCTTGAAGGACATAGAGGACCGCAACCGCGCCGCGTTCAGGTGCGTTGTGTTCCTGCTGCGCGACCACGCTGGCACGCCGATGGAGCCGGACAGCATCATGGCGGCGCTGCGCTACGACGGCGCGTTGGTGTGCGAGCGGTCGCGGACGGTGGACGACGGATGGGACGCGGGTCTGTTCTCGCCGCCGGCCATGTCCAACGTCTACCTGCAGCTGTGGAACGTGCGGTTGGTGCGCCTCAAGGGCTACATCAGGCAGTACCAGGGCGTGGCCTGGGATCGCAAGCGCGAACGACAGGTGCGGCAGACGTGGCTGTGCGTGCCGGATGCCGAGACAGGCCTGCGCGTGGTCAACCAGATGCCGCGCCCGTCCAATCGCGCTGCGTTCGCCAGCACCTTCGCGCCTGTGCTGAACCCGACAGCGGGCAGAGCGTGATCGAGCCGCCGCCGCACACCTTCGTCGGCGAGCGCGACCCATTCGCGGATCTGCTGGTCCTGACGGCCGAAGTGCAGGCCTGGGCCGGGCGCGTTGCCTGGCTGCTGGCCGCCGCCGGCGGGGCCGTGCCGGACGATCTGCAGCGCCTGCTGGCCGGCCAGCCGCTGACCCGCTACCGCTGGCTCTGGCTGCTGCACGCCGTGCAGTGCCCACGGCCGCTATGTCCCTTCTGACCCTGACGTAGGATGACTCCATGTGCAATCGGTACAACACGCCGGACCTGGCCGCCATCGAGCGCGAGTGGCACATCGGCCGGCAGAACCCGAACCGCTGGTGGGAGCAGTTCGTATTCCCTCGCGCGCAGGGGCCGTTCATCCGCCGCGCGCGCGACGACAGCGGCTACTCGCGCGAGCTGGTGGTTGGCCGGTGGGGCCTCATCCCCTGGTTCGCCAAGACGGCGGACATCACGTACAGCACGAACAACGCGCGCAGTGAGGAACTGGCGGGCAAGGCCACTTACAAGCAGCCGTGGGCCCGCGGCCAGCGGTGCATCATCCCCGCCGACACCTTCGATGAGCCGAACTGGGAGACGGGCAAGAACGTCTGGTATCGCTTCCATCGCGCGGACGGCCGCCCGTGGAGCCTGGCCGGCCTGTGGAATGCCTGGACGGACAAGGCGACGGGTGAGGTGCACGAGAGCTACACCATGCTGACGATCAACGCCGACCAGCATCCGCTGATGCGCCGCATGCACAAGCCGGACCCCAAGCTGCCGCCGGACCAGCAGGACAAGCGCAGCGTGATCCCGATCGCACCCGACGACGTGGATCAATGGCTGGCCGGCACTGGAGCGGAGGCCGCGCAGTTGCTGCGGCTGGCGCCCGTGGAGGTATTCGACGCGAGGGCGATGTCATGACAGACGTGGAAGCGAGAACCCGCCAGCTGGCCACCGAGGTGGGGGCCGAGGAAGGACGCCATGTGGTCGACGGCGCAGACCTGGTTTCTGTGGCCGCCGGGTGGTTCACCAACAAGTGCGCCCACGCTGCGGACTCTGGCGGCCTGCTGCCTGAGATGACTTTCGCGCTGGTGAACGCGATGGAAGGATGGGGCACGCCGGCGCAGCAGCGCTTCGCAGGTGTCCTGGCCAAGCTCTGCGCCGAAATCGCGGCCCAGCACCCTGGCGCGCCGGGCGATGCGGTCCGCGACGCATTCCTGTGGACGGGCTGGTGCCACGACGGTCTGCACGGCAGCGGCACCATGCTGCACGTGCGCGTCAACGGCCAGGGCGCGCCCGAGGTCGGCGAGCGCAAGGCGCTGGAACGGGCCTTCGGCCGGGTGTTGCTGCGCGAGTTGGTGACGCCCGAGGCAGTCGATGAGGCCTACAAGGCGGCCCGCAGGGCTGGCCCAGAAACGTTCTGGGCGCGGCGCTGGAAGATGGCTCGCAGTGCGGCGCTGGCTGAGGTGTTCCCGGAGGGCCAGCCGGCGCGCACGCAACTGCGCACAGCGTTCAGTTACAGCCCCTGGTAGCTGGGGAGGGTGGTGCAAGCCCCGAGCCTCGCCGAACTGCAGCCGATGCTGCTGACCGAGCGCAAGACGCCGTTCAGCGACCCGGGCTGGTCCTACGAACTGAAGTTCGACGGGTATCGCCTCATGGTCGAGGTCGACGCCGGCGCGGTGGCGCTGAAGTCTCGGGGCGGCGCCGATGCGACACGATGGTTCCCCGAGGTGGTCGCGGGCCTGTCGGCGCTGCGCGGAGGCCGCCACGTGCTGGATGGCGAGGTGTGCGTGCTGGATGACCTGGGCCGCGCTGACTTCGACCAGCTGCACGCCCGCGCGATGCGGCGGAAGTGGTTCAAGGGCGCGCCGCCCGTGGTGTTCTGCGCCTTCGACGCGATGGTGATCAACGGCCGCGACATCATGGCGAAGCCGCTGGTCGCCAGGAAGGCCGCGCTGCGCCGCCTGTTGACGCCGGCGCCGGCCCAGGTGCTCTACGTGGCCGGGATCAAGGGCGAGGGTGCCGCGCTCTACGAACAGGCGGTCGCGCTGCGGCTGGAAGGCATTGTGGCGAAGCGCGAGGGCTCGCCCTACGTGCCCGGCGTGCGGTCTGATGACTGGGTGAAGATCAAGCGGCCGGGCGCCACGCCGGCCCAACGCTTCACACGCGCCTGACGCGCGCCTATGCGGGCCTGCGCTTGCGCATGCCGATCATCCCGATCAAGCCCGCGCCGAGCAGGGCGATGCTGCCAGGCTCTGGCACATCGTTGATGGCCGCCTCCCAGTAGCCGGTGAAGACCGGGCGGTTGTCGATGGTGGTCGGCCCGTTGTCCGAGTTCAGGTATCCGCTCCACAGTCCCGTGCCGTCCGAACTCATGAAAAAGTCGTCGTAGGTGCCGTTGACCAGAAACGAGCCATCAAGCCAGCTGGTCGCGGTGAAAGAGCCTTCGATCCGGCAGTAGTAGTCGGACACGCAGGCTTGCTCGGCCAGGTCGATGTAGCCGAAGTTGCCCGGCCCGTTGAACGCCTGGAAGTTCGAGTTCTGGTAGGCCTGCTTGTCGTAGAAGCCGGGATGCAGGGTGTACGTCGTCACCGAGATGCTGGCGGTGCTGGCCGCCAGTTCGACGGTGATTCCTTCGACCAGGCTGGCGGGCGCAGGCCCGGGGCAGGCTGCGGACCCGTTGGCGCATGCAGTACTGGTCAGCTTGAACGTGTAGACGGTGCCTGCGCTGGCGGCGGTGCAGGCGGCCAAGAGCGCGGCTGCAGCGAGTTTCTTCATCCTTGGATTTCCCCTCATATCCGGCAACAGGCCTGCCGTGTGGCATGGTGATCTGTTGCGGAATGTAAACGACCGGCCTGGGGTGGTCCACCGCGGGGGAACGAGGGGGCGGCCTACTGGCGCAGCAGCGGCGGCTCGCGGAAGACCAACGACAGCACCAGCGACACGATCAGCAGCATGTAGCCGAACTCCAGCAGGCCGCGCAGGCCCAGCAGCGTGCCCAGCACCTCCATGGCGAGGCCGGCGCCGGCCAGGGTCATGAACGGGCGGGACTTCATGGGCGCTGGCCCTGCTTGGCGGCCTCGATCGCCGCACTCTGCAGGTTCTGCATCTCGGTCTCGCGCTGCCTGCGCTGTGCGCGCAGGTCACGCTCGCGCGCGCAGTCCGCCACCACGCGCTGGAAATCGGGGCCTACGGCGTGGCCGTTCGTTATGCCGGCGAAATGCGCCAGTACCCAGTCGGGCCGGTCGCGGGCCACGTACAGGCGCCCGGTCTGCGCTCGCACGATCATCACGATGTAGTGCGGGATGACTCGAAGGAACGACAGCAGGCCTCTCATGGCTTGGCCTTCCAGCTGACCACCAGTTCAGCCAGCGCCACCAGCAGCGAGGCGACCACCAACGCGGCGCCCAGAAGCCCCAGGCTGCGCATGCCCAGGGGGGCGCCCATCAGTCCCACGCTGGTGCCGATCACCGTTCGGATGAGGTGCGCTCTGAGGTCGTACATCACGCTTCAGGCCCCGTGACCATGCCCAGCATCGCGGCCATCGCCTTGCCGTGCACGCCCGCCGCCTCGCGGGTTGCGTACAGCATTCGGCGCTCCAGGGCGCGCAGCAGGTTGTCGCGCGCGTATCCCGGGGCGGCGCCGGCGTTGCCGAGCATGGCGTAACCATCGCTCCAGGGGCTGGCCGCCCACACTTCGCCTTCGGCTGGCAACGTGGTCAGCGGAGCATCGATCTCCACGCCGAAGATGCGGATGCTGGCCGGCTTGACGCGCATGATGCTGCCCACCGCCACCATGTGCAGGGCTTCACGGGCCGCGACATCGCGCCATTCGTCGTTGACGTGCGCCTGCACGCCGCGGCCGTCCGCAATGGCGTGCAGCACATCGCCCTGGGGGTGTGGTGTGGCCGGCGACGCCGATACTTCGGCATCGGTCACTAGGTCGTGCGGGTGGCTTTCCCCCGGGTTGCCGGCGTTGACGCGACCGGTGTCCCTCCAGACGTGCTCTGCATCAACATTGCTCGCGGCGGCGTGCCCGCCGACATAGGCGTAGTACTGCGCCAGCCCGTACTTTTGGTGCTGGTCCATTGCGGTCACGGTCATACCGTCACGGCGCACGTAGCGCTTGCCGATGACGATTGGAAGGGTCAGGGTAGGGCTGTTCATGGTGCGATGCGGTTGCGCAGCGTCCGGAGCCGGCGCATGTTGAGGTGGGGATAGCGCGCGCACCAGGCGGTGCTGCGTTGGAAGGCGCGCGAGGCGCGCAGGGCGGTGGCGAGGGTCATACGCGCTGCCGCAGCGCGTTGAGGTCGATCGCCTTCAGCAGCAGGTCGCGGTGCTCGACCAGCTCGATGGATTCGGCGACCAGCCGGTCCAGCATGTCGCGAGCGCACATCGGGCACGACATCAGGGCGGGTTCTTGGCCCAGCGCCTTCACGCGGTCTGCGTCGAAGGCGAAGCGCAGGTTGTGCTTGGTGCACAGGATCGTCTGCAGCGAGTTGCTCATAGCGTGGGGTCTCGGCGGAGTTCGGTGTGGCGCTTGGCTGCGTCGATGAAGACCTGGGCGGCGGCGATGTAGGTGTCCAGATGGCGGTGGCTTCGCACGTCGGGCGCCTGGGCGTGCTCCAGCATGCGAGCCGCATGCCGCAGGACTTCCTTGCGGTGGGCCATGCCATCCTCCGGTGGCGCGGGCGGCGTGGGCGAGAAGAAGCGGCCGCCCCTCATTTGCGAGGCCTCCCGCGCGTCTCGTCCTTCCACTGGGCCTTGCGGCGATCGCGGCCGAAGAACGGCGGCTCAGCGGCATTTGTCTGGATGCGCATCGGCTCGCCGTGCGCGGCGCCGACAGTCGGAGGCGCCAGTGCGAGGGCCGAGGCGGCCGCCAGAGCAAGGGTGTAGCGCGCTCTGGTGTTGCTGCGCGTGCCGCCCACGTGCACGGTGATGGTCAGATCGTGAGCGCGGGTCATGGTGCGAGCACTGCCTTCTCGACCGCGTGCAGGTCGTTGGCCGCGCCCAGGGCTGTCTCGACGTTGCTGCTGGCATTGGCAAGGCCCCAAGTCAGCGCGTGCATGACGTTGGCCGACTTGGTGACCATGCTGTCGCCGTAGCCCATGACCTGCTCGGCCCGGTCGCACGCCTCGCGCATGGTCCTGATGGCATGCCGCAGTGCGGCGGTCGCGCGCTCCTGCTGGCCCTTGATCATCGCCGCATCGGCGGCGCGGGGAGGGGAGGTGTTGGTGGTCATGCGGCCTTTCGATAGATGAGGTCTTCGTGGGAGAAGTTGGCCCGAACAAGGGCCTCGGACATTGGCGGGCTCACGCTGTTGCCCACCATGCGCACCTGGGCTTCGTTGGTCAGGGTGATGCGAGGCAGGCCCAGCGGGTCGGATGCCTGCTCGCCGCCGGCGAACAGCAGCGCGGGATCGGGCACCTCGTTGAAGATGTAGGTGGCCGGGAAGCCCTGCGCGGCGAACAGTTCTTTCGGCTTGAGCATGCGCAGCGTGATGTCCACCAGCGCCCACCACTGGCCGTCGTGGAACATCAGCACCAGGTCGGCGGGCTCGGGGAAGTGCTCGGGCAGGTGCTCGCGCAGCAGGTCGGCGCACTGCTTCGCGCGGGTGCGCTGCTCGTCGGTCAGGCACCCGGCTGGCACCTGCGTGCTCTGCACCAGACCCATGCGGCCCTTAGTCGGCAGCGTGTGCATCGGGCCGCCGACGTGCTGGTCCTGGCCGCCGCTGCTGTAGTACTTGACGCAGTACGCCGTCACCAGCCGCTGCTGCGAGCCAGACGCCGTGATCGTGCTCATCGGGTCGTTGGCGGCGCGGCCGTCGCCGTTGTAGAAGCCGCCGTAGGCCTGCTCCAGGCACGCGCCGACCAGGCCGGCCGTAGCGCCGCTGGCGGTCACGGTGCCAAGCGGGATGCCCAGGCTGCGCACGCCGTGGCTGAAGCGCCGGCCGGGCGTCTTGCCCTCGCCGTGTCCCATGTCGATGAGGCTGGCCGACACCACGGCGTGCTTGTTCGCGGTCACGACGGTGCCGATGGGCTGCTCCAGCGACTGCGCGCGGGCGTCCTGGCCGGGCCGCTCGCCATAGCCGATGGTGATGAGGTTGGCCCCCACCATGCCCATGGAGTTGCCGGTGCTCGGCCGCTTGGGCGTGCCCCCTGCCGTGATGGTAGGCAGCGGCTCGGCGATGTCGCTGCCGACGCTGCCCGTGCGGAACTTCGTGATGTGCGCGGCCATCAGCGCGTGGTGCTGGCCGCCGGCCGAGATGGTGGAAAGCGGGTCTTGCACGTCATGGCCTCCCAGGTGCGCCTCGCTCGTGCCGCGCAGTGGGGCCAGCGCCGGCGCAACCACGGAGAAGTGCCCGCCCTTCACCTGGGCGCAGATTGTGCGCACCGGCTCGTTGGCGGCCATGGTCCGCTGGTTGGAGGCGTTCGCGTGCTCGGTCAGGAACGGTGCGAGCACCGGCTGCGCGATGCAGCTGTCCGCCTTGCTGGTGATAGTCTGCGCAGGCTTGTGCACGCTGCGCTCAGGCGACTGGCCCATGCGGCCGCCCACGCCCACGATGAACGGGCTGGCGCTGGTCAGCACGTGGCGCCACAGGCCCTTCGCCACGCGGCGTTGCGTGTTGACGGCCAGGGGCTTCGGCCTGTCCCACAGGCTGCGGCCCGCGATGTCCCAGTCGATGCACTCGGCAGCGGTGCGGTAGGCCTGCATGTTGCCGGCCAGCACGTCGCGGGCCGTGGGCTCGGCGTGCGTGGCGTCCGGCCAGACGATCGGCAGGCCGTCGCGCCGCGCGATCAGGAACAGGCGCTTGCGGATGGTCGGCGCGCCGTAGTCGCACGCGCGCAGTTCGCGGTGGTCCACGGTGTAGCCGTGCGCGCGCAGCTGCCGCTTGAAGCTCTCGAAGGTCTTCCCCTTCTTGGCCGGGTCGGGCCGCGGCAGGCCATCGGTGCCCACGATGAGCGGGCCCCAGTCCTTGAATTCTTCAACGTTTTCCAGCATCAAGACGCGCGGTTTGCACAGCGCGGCCCAGCGCATGCCCACCCAGGCCAGGCCGCGGATGTGCTTCGCCACGGGTGTGCCGCCCTTGGCCTTGCTGAAGTGCTTGCAGTCGGGGCTGAGCCAGACCAGCGCGACCGGCTGGTTGTTGGTCACGGCGATCGGGTCGACCTCCCACACGCTTTCGCACAGGTGGCGCGTGTGCGGGTGGTTGATGGCGTGCATCGCCAGCGCCTCGGGATCGTGGTTGATCGCGATGTCCACCGGCCGACCGAACGCCGCTTCCAGGCCCGTCGACGTGCCGCCGCCGCCCGCGAAGTTGTCGATGATGAGTTCGTGGCCCAGGTCCAGCGGCAGGGTGGGCGCCGTCGCAGTTCGCTCCGCCGGACGGGCGTGGCGCCGGCCCGGCGCGCGGCGCTTCGCTGGGCCAGTGCGCAGCAGCAACTCGGCGATTTGGGCGGCCGTGACCTGCACCTCGAAGTCCTTGAACTCGACTTGGCGGTGAAGCTCGTTGTCCTCGGCGCGGACTGGGTTGTGCGTCGTGCTGGCCAGCCGGTAGGTGCGCAGTGGCGCAGGTAGAGCGGGCAGCAGGTGCTGCTCGATGAGGTCGGCCAGCACGCCACGTGCGTCCGCGTCCACGCCAGTGCTCGCCACGGCCTGAAGGTAGGCGGGGTGGTCTTCCAGCAACTCGCCATCGGCAAAGCCCCAGTTGGCGAACAACTGTGCCGCCGCCAAGGCGACCCCTGCGGCGGCGGGCAGATCGAGGGGCAGGGTGAAGTTGTCGGCCATCAGCCTTGCACTCCATGCGCGCGCAGTGCTTCCAGCACGCCGGCCACGGTGATGCCGGGCTTCATCAGGGCGTCGTCGGCCAGTTCGGTGCCGAACTCGTCGTCCAGCGAGAACTGCAGTTCAACCAGGTCCAGGCTGTCGGCGCCCAGGTGCGCGACGAGCTGGCGGTCGGGCTCGATGTCCTCGGGCTGCACGCACAGGTGCAGGGAAAGGGCGCGGACCACGCGCTCGAACACGCCCGGGTTGAGCGGCGCTGTCGGCGTGGCCGGGGAGGGGGTTGCTTGCTCTGCCATGGGCGCCTCAGAAGGGAATTTCGGTGTCGGGGTCAGGCTCGACGAAGGCGCTGCACGCGGCCACCTGAGCCTGGATGTCGGCCGGCAGCGTTTCGAGGGCATACCAGGCAGACAGGCGGCGCATGGCGCCGCGCTCATCGGCAGTCAAGTCCGCCGGGTCGAACGGCTTCTTCACTTCCTGCGGCGGCGTGGCCGTGGCACGCATGAGGGCGTCGGCGCACCCCACGGCCTGGTTGGCGGCCACGTCGGCCCAGGTTTTGCCATCCGCGACCCGCAGGGCCGTCGCCATGTCTGCCAGCTCCAGGCGTTCGGAGTTGAGATAGCGCGCCAGCACTGGGGCCATCAGCTGCCCGGCGAGATGCAGGCGAATGGAGATGCCCGGCGGGTCGTAGGGGCTGGTCGGCGGGTGGTACGGCGCGTCCTGCGCGGGCTGGTCTTCGGCCATCAGGGCTCCTGTTTGATAACAACAGATGCCATTCTAGGCGACGAGAGTAACTATCGTCACTGAAAATTACGCCCTTTGCTGACTTGGAAAAGCAGTGGCGTCGTGTTGTCACCGGACGGCGACCATCGTCCGCATGGCAAGCCCCGAAAGCATTGACGAGCGTCTGGCCGTGTTCATCCGGGACACGGAACTGGCGCACCGCCTCGTTCACGGGCGCGCCGACGAAACCGTCCAGACCGAAGGCGGGCCGCTGGCCACCTTCGCACGCATGCTGGCCGTGCTGCGCGGCGAGGCTGACACCTTGTTCGGCGAGTTCGGCCTGCGGCCCCCGTTCCTCGGCGACCGCACCACCGAGCAGATCAACGAACTGAACGAGCAGATCGCCGCCGGTGAGAGCGCGCTGCGGATCGGCACCACGCTGAACGCGCTGGACGGCCCGCACGCCGGGCGCACCTTCATCTTGCAAGGCACTGGCACGTCGGCCGCCTTCGTGCCCATGGGCGCAACGATGGCCGAGGCGCCGCTGGGCCTGAGCGGGACGCCGGTCACATCCGCGGTCGAGGACATGCCCTACCAGGGCTTCCTCGTCTACGCGACGGGCGGTGCACCGCCCTACAGCTTCGAAGTCATGAGCGGGCCGCTGCAGGTGGATGCAGGCGGCTTCGTGTCCTGGCCGCAGCCAGTCGAGGGCACCTACCCGGCCAACGTCATCCGCGTCATCGATGGCCTGAGCGCCATCGCGCACCTCCCTTCCTTCCCTCTGACGGTCGTTGCCGCAACCGAGTCCCTGCCGGTCGGCTGTCTCTTCCTGGGCGATTCGCCGCTGCTGTTCGGCGACTCGTTCCTCGTCCTCTCCTGACCCACCCCAAGCACAACATGCTCAACAAACTGACAGAACAGGGCCAGCGCGTCCCGCTCACACCGAGCGAGCTTGCGCTGCTGCGGGCGGCCCTCGGCGTGGCGACCCACCTGGGCGACCGCTCGCTGGCACAGATCGAGGTCATCAACGCGGCCATCTCGCAAGGCTCGAACGAGTACGTGTTCGGTAGCACGGTGACGTTGCGCACCAACGATGCCAAGAACGGCACCACGTACACCCTGACCGGCATCGGCGCCTCGGCCGCCTTCGTGCCGCCGGCGGCGGGCAACACCGCGCCGACCGTGCCGCTGAGCATCGCGGGCACGCCGGTGCTGCAGGCCCAGGTCGGCACGCCGTATTCCTTCGGTGTCGTGGCCGGCGGCGGCGCTTCCCCCTACGCCTACTCGGTGGTCGGCACGCTGCCCGCGGGCCTGGCGCTGAACTCGGTCACGGGCGTGCTGTCCGGCACCCCGAGCACGGCCGGCGTCGCTTCCAACATCGTCATCCGCGTCACCGACGCGCTGCAGGCTACCGCGGACCTGCCGGCGTTCACGCTGACCGTCTCGGCCGTGGCTGTGCCGCTGACCATCGGCGGCACCCCGCCGGTGATCGCCACCGTGGGCACGCCGTACAGCTTCACGCCCACCGTCAACGGCGGCGTCGGCGCTCGCACCTTCGCGCTGGCCGCCGGCCCGCTGCCGGGCGGTCTGACCCTGAACACGGAGACCGGCGCGATCACGGGCACGCCCACCAGCACCGGCACCAGCACGAACATTTCGATCCGGGTCACGGACTCGACCACCGCGTTTGCCACGCTGGCCGCCTTCCAGATCGCCGTGGGCGCCGCGCTATCCATCTCGGGCGCGCCCGTGACGGCCGGCCAGGTCGGCGCCGCGTACGCCGGCTTCTCGGTCGCCGCTGCCGGCGGCACTGGCCCCTACACCTTCAGCGTGTTCGCCGGCACGCTGCCGCCCGGCCTGGCGCTCAACGGAACGACCGGTGCCATCACCGGCACGCCGACCTCGGTGGTCAACGCCGCCGGCATCATCGTCCGCGCCACCGACGCGGCCGGGGCCACGGCCAACCTCGCCGCGTTCTCGATCAACGTCATCGCTGCGGCGGTGCCCGTCACGGTGGCCGGCACCCCGGTGACAAGCGGCACCGTGGGCACGGCCTATGCCGGATTCTCGGCATCGGCCTCTGGCGGCACAGGCCCCTACACGTACAGCCTGCACGCCGGCACGCTCCCTGCCGGCCTGACCCTGAATGCGTCGACCGGCGCCGTTTCTGGCACGCCGACCGCAGTGGTCACCCGCACGGGCATCGTGATCCGCGCGACCGACTCGCTGGGCGCATTCGGCGACCTGGCGGCCTTCCAGATCGCCATCGCCGCGGCGGCCGTGCCTGTGACCGTGTCCGGCACGCCCGTGACCAGCGCGGTCGAGGCCTCGGCCTACGCCGGCTTCACCGTGTCCGCCAGCGGCGGCACCGCGCCGTTCACCTTCAGCGTGGTCGGCGGCGCGCTGCCGGCCGGCCTGAGCCTCAACGCCTCCACCGGCGTGGTGTCCGGCACCCCGACCACGGTCGGCACGCAGACCGGCATCGTCATCCGGGCCACCGACAGCCTGGGCGCCTTCGCGAACCTCGCGGCGTTCCAGATCGCCGTGGGCGCGCGCCTGAGCATCGCCGGCACGCCCTCGCAGAACGCCACCATCGGCGTCGCCTACAGCTTCACGCCCACCACGGCCGGCGGCGCGGGCGCCAAGACGTTCTCGCTGGCCTCGGGCACGCTGCCCGCCGGCCTGTCGCTCAACACCAGCACGGGCGCCATCACCGGCTCGCCGACGACTGCGGGCGCATCGTCCAACATCGTGCTGCGCGTGACCGACACGTCCGGCACCGCCAGCCTGGCCGCGTTCACCCTGACCGTGACGGCCGCCCTGACCATCAGCGGCACGCCGGCCACGACGGGGCAGGTCGGCACGGCCTACGCTTTCACCCCGACTGCCGCTGGCGGGGTCGTGCCGCGCACCTTCGCGCTCGTGGCTGGCACCCTGCCGGCCGGGCTGTCCTTCGAGGCCAGCACCGGCGCGATCACGGGCTCGCCCACCACCGCAGGGACCGCCGCAGGCCTGTCGATCCGCGTAACCGACAGCCTGGGCGCCATCGCCACGCTGCCCAGCTTCGACATCGCAGTGGCCGCGATGCCCGCGATCGTGTTCACGACGCAGCCGCAGAACCAGGCGGTGAGCGACGGCCAGAAGGCCACCATCGGCTGGGATTCCACCAACACCACGAACTACCAAGTGCAGGTCCGCGAGGCCGGCAGCACAACGTGGTCTGACGTGGGGGCGGTCATCACGGCGAAGTTCTACGAAACACCCGTGCTGAACGCGAGCGTCTCGGGCCGCCAGTACCGCGTCGTTGCCAACCCGGGTGGCGCGGCCGTGCCGAGCCAGGTTGTGACCGTTGTGGTGCTCGCTGTTGGCGCTGTGACCTTCGACTCCACGACGAAGGCCGAGCAAGACGCAGCGATCGCCGTGAGCGCGGACAAGATGACGTGGCTCGCGAAGACGATTCAGTTGTTCGGCGCCGCGCCGCGCTACCTGCTCATCACGCGCAACGGAACGACCGTCTTCAACGGCTTGCTGGAGGGGGAGCCGACCCAAGCGAACGGCCGGATGTACTTCGGCCACGTGGCAGAGCACGTCGCGGCATTGGCTGGCGACTTCTCTTCTGGTACCTGGGTGTTCCGCATTGAAAGCGCGTCGCGCTTCGCGCAGGGCAGCATCGGACTGCCTGGCTCTGGTGCCGCCTGGATCATCGACGCCTCACTGCCAAACCCCGCGGTCACCGAGTGCAGCGTGCACCTGAACGGCTGCTGCATCGCCGCGCCGCTGGCGCTGGCGGAATCACCGGACATCGAGCTGTACCGAGTGAACGTGGTCAACGATGCGGCCCAGGCCCAGGCCGCCGACTTCAGCGCGCCGATGTTCGGCGCGGGGTTCGCACGCGGTGACATCCCGGCGGGAACCTACCCGCATTTCCGCACTGCCGCCGGCGTCGCTTGCCCTGCCACGCTGCACAGCATCACGTACTGGCCGGATGGCAGCATGAAGTTTGCGGGTGTGTTGCTCAATGTCCCTGCTGCAGTACCCGCAACAAGCGCCCTCGCGATCGGTGTGCGCAGTGGCGGCAGTGCGCCCGTGGCCGGGACACGCACCACGGCGGACCTCACGGCTGCCGACATCAATGTCCAGCTGGTCGGCGTGGATGGCCTGACGGGGACCTGGGGTGCTATGTTGAACAACGCCATCGCCACAGGCACGGTCGAAAAGCTCGGCGATGGCCCCGCCGGCGCACTGTGGCGCATCGGTGGTGAGGTCCGCGATGGCAGCAATGCCGCTCACGGGCAGTTGTACTGCTGGCACTATGTTGTGGCTCTCAGCAACGCCAGCGGATCGCTGCGCGGCCTGCGGTATTTGGGCCGTGTTGCCCAGCCGTGGATCGACGTTGCTACGCCGACGCCACGACACCGCGACCTGCAAGCCACGCTGCGGCGGGGAACCACTGTGATCCGTGTGTTTCAAGGTCACACCGACACGGAAACGCCTGGCGGCACCATCCGCCTGCCGCACTTCGCGTCCTTTCTCACAGCCGGAACCGATGCCAAGTGGGACTACATCCAAGGCGGTGGGTCGGCTTCCGCAGATTCGTCTGTGCGTGTGACTCTGGACGCCGCATACCTGATCAGGTCCAAGGTCATCCCGCCGTTCGACCTTGCTAACGCCGCCACCGTCTATGCCAGCGTGGACCACATCCCCATGGGCAAGGGCACATACCAAGCGCGTGGTATGGGGCAAACAGGTGGCAGGCCAGACATTGGCCTGTGGACGGATTGGTGCGTCACACACCTGTCGAACCAAACGGCGCTCAACGAACGCATCTTGCGCGCGAATGCGATGTTGGCGGCCAACTGGCGGATCGCAAACCGGCGGCAATCCACAGGCATGCCAGCCCTATATTCCCCCATGCCGGGTTCTTATTCTGGATTGGGTGTGACCAACACACCAAGCCCCGCAACCGTGTCTCCAAATTTGAGCCTGTGGGCCGAGGACGGCGCGCATTTCCCCAACCCACTTTCCTGGGCCTACGTGTTCAGCGGCGAGCCGCAGTATCTGGACTTGATGCAAGACCGGGGTGGAAACGTTCAGAACTTGAACGCTGGAACCAAAGTGCTGAATGTGACGTTCCCACGAACGAACACACAAACGTCCTTTGCAGGCGTCCGCACGGTTCAAATGGGATCTGGCGGGCCGTTGTTCCACGGCACGGGGATGTTGTTTCAGTATGGTGGGCGCATTGCAGCATGGGCTTTGCGCGATGTCGGCATGGCCGCAGGTTTCTCTCCGGATAGCCCGTACAAGCAGTACCTGACCGATGTGCTGGCGAGCAACTTTGCGGCGTTCAAATACTACGGAGAATCTCAGCCGTCCACATATCGAGACGCTGGGCTGTTCATTTTGCAGAACAGCGACGGGGCTGCGACCGGGTACGAGAGTCCGTGGATGAGCGGTTATCTTGGCGGGGCAGTTTGCGCCATCAACGACTTAATACCGAGCGCTGATGGCGCGTACATGCAGAGCTATCTGTCGCGCTTCTGGACCGCCCATGCGGCCGTGATGGACCCCGGTTCGATGATGGCCTACCGTCACAGTCCTTGGGACGGCAACGGAAACCTCATCGCTTCGGCAGCTGAATCGCTGTTTACATCGGGTTCGTGCACGATGTCGTTTACCGCAGCGGATTCGCGGGGCACCATCAATGGCGCCAACTGGAGCCCGACCGACGGAGACGCTTATGCCTTCTGCGTTGGCGCATTTTCCAGTGCGTACCCGTTCCCACAGGCAACGTTCAACAAGCGCCTCTATGCAGTCAATTGCGTGGGCAAGACGTTGCAGCTGGCGGAAACTCCAGGCGGCGCGCCCATAACGGTCCCGGCCGATGTGAATTGCGGAATTTTCCTGCAGCAAGCCAAAAATCTGTCGCCAGACGCGCACGTCCACTCGACTGCCTACACGGAATATTTCCAAATCCCCGCCGGGGTGATGGGCTATTACGCGGCGCGCGGCGAAACCGGGGCGAAGGCGCTATTCGATATCTACCGGGCTCGGTCGGATGCCAAAGGCTTCCCAAATCCGGCAAACCGATTCAATTTTTCTGGAGTTATTTAAATGGCACTCCTAAGCACGCATGATTTCAGTGGAATCGCGGCTGGCGCAAACCCCGTAGGCGCATGGAATAACGCAGATGGGGGTGTCTTCGCCCGTAGCTTTGTACAACGCTCTGCCGGGCAAACCCTCACCGGAGCGCCCTCGGGTGGAGGTATCACCGCGACGACTCCAACCGTCAACGGGCATGCTGGAGCCTTGTCTTTCCAGGCTCCGCGCTGGGGCCGGCTTGAGTTTCTGGTGGACCAATCCGCAGGCAATACCAACACATTCAGCCATACGGTATGGGGTAATGCCGGCACAAGCCCAAACATTTACGAGCGTGCACGCCTTAGCCCGTCCGCAATCGAACTGCGCGACTATGCGCCCGGAAGCACTTTGATTGGGCAGGACAACTACTCGCGACCCGCGGCGAACGTTTGGCTGCACTTCAGCACCGACCCGCGATACGGACTGGAATACGCCGTCAAAGACGCGGCAAACTCGGGAACATTACGCTCGTTCGCGCGGCCGGCGCCGGGCGCGTCGGGCGGCATTGGGGGGCCTGCCGCAAGCGGGAATTGGTGGTCTTTCGGCTTCCAAGATTCGTCCCAGCCTCAAGTCGCAAAGTTCATGAAGGTCAGGCTTGACGACGGCCAGGGTGGTGGCGCCGTTCCCGCCATCACCGCTGCGTCGAGCCAGGCGACAGGGCGTACAACCGCATCTATCACGCTCACGGTGCCGGCCTCGGCGGTCGGCGGCGAGACGTGGTACCTGACCACCCCTACCAACACCATCCCGTCCGACTTCGATGCGATGGTGGCGCCGCTCAGCAACTTCCAGGTCATCACCACAGCCGGGGTGCAGGTCATCCCCCTTTCGGGCTTGCAGGCGGACACGCAGCACTATTGCTGGGTGCTGGTGCGCGGCCCACAGCGCGATCGCACGTCGATCACGCCTGCGGGCAACTTCCGCACGGAGGCCGCGCTGGCGCCGCCCGCGCTCAGCACCGTTGCCGCCAAGGCGCGTGGCGACACCGTTACCGTCACCGTGACTCCGGCAGGCGGGAGCGGCCCGATCGCCGGCGTCCAAGTGACGTTGCCGGCGCATGCGACCCCGGACGGTGCGGTGGCACGCGGGCCTGTGGCTGCAAGCCTCGTGGGTGGCGTCTACGTCGCAGTGATTCAGGGAGTTGCCGTGGGGCACTACGGCTTCGCGAGCGCCACCGCCACGGGGACGGAGGGCGGCACCGACACGAAGGTCGAAACCAAGACGCTGCGCATCCTCTCGTTGACGGGCGTGGCGCAGGCGTAGGCGGAAAGCGCGCCGCCAGCGGCCCGCGGCGGCGCGCGATCATGGCCCCATGACCACCCGTATCACAGCACGCGACCTGGCCGGCATGGTCGGCCACTGGCTTGGGTGCCCGGTGAACGGCTACCTCGGCTCTGACTACGGAACGGACCTGAAGGCGCTGCTGCAGACCCCGCTCGCAGCGGGCCTGGCGGACGGCCTGATCGCGAAGGCGCGCCAGGACATTGCACTGCTGGCCGCATCGCCGCCGGATACCGTCAACGTGTACGCCGCCCAGACGGCCTTGGATGAGCAGACGATCTACTTCGAGGTGGCCGGCGAGCTTGTGGCTGTGAACGACGGCACGAGCTCGTCCGCATCCTTCCAGCAGACCAGTCCACTGCAAATCGCTAGCGACGCTCCGGCGGCAGCTCCCGCGCCGGCCGACGACGACATTTTCTAGGGCGGCACCAGCTTCGGAAAACACGCCCCTCGCACTGCGCAGCGGCGCTTGATAGTCAGCGCCACCATGCCGGCACTCACGAAGACCCAGTTCCGCGCCGCGTACGCAGATGTGCTCGCCGGCTTCCCGACCGTGGCCGAGTACGTGCGCGCTGGCGACCAGCGCGTGCTGGCCCAGCTGGATGCCCAGGCCACGATGCTGGCCATGGTGTCCGCCAACACCGATGTGGCGAAGTTCGAACCGTTCGTCAAGGCGCGCGACGCAACCGTGCTTGCCGACGCGGCGCTGAAAGGCATTCTTCCGCTCGGGCGGGCCGCGCGCATCACGCTGGCACTGCAGAACTCCGACACGCAGGCCGTGGCCGTGGGTGCGGGGCGCATTTTCCTCGACGCAAAGGGCCGCGTGTATGAACTGGATGCAGCCGTGACCATCGCGGCCGGCGCCACGGTCAACGCCCGTGCCACGCAGTTCCGCCGCCGGCTGCTGACGAACCGCGTCACGACCGCGAGCAACTTCTACCGGATGCAGATCAGCCTGTCATCCGACGAGCTGTTCCTGAACTCCCTGGCGGTTTCGAAGGGCAGCGAGGCGTTCACCTACGCCCCGGACTGGTTCAACGTCGAGCCCGACCAGAAGTCCTACCAAGTCGAGGTCGATGAGCTGCGCAAGATGTTCGTCTGCTTCGGCCGGGCGTCGGTGGTCGGCTATGGCGTCCAGCAGGGCGATGACTTCACCATCGACATCACCGAGTGCAACGGCCGCATCGTGGACCTCACGCCAGGCTCGGCCTTCAACCTCGAATACATCCTCACGCCGCAGGACGTGGCGATCAAGGCGCAGCTGGTCAGCGTGCAAGACGAAGGCGCGGCGCCGGCCACCATGAGCGAGCTTCGCGTGATGGCGCGCTACCCGGCCATCTACGACCACAACGCGGTGTACCTCGGCGAGTTCGGGCTGCTGCTGCGCCGCTTCATCACCGGCATCCGCTTCCTGGCCGTCTGGAACGAGCAAGCCGAAGAGAAGGTGCGCGGCGCCAGCGTGAACAACATCAACAAGTTGTTTGTGTCCGGGCTCGTGTCCGGCATGACCGATGCCGAGTTCCGCGCCCGCGCCGAATCGCTGATCCACCGCGCTGACAACAGCTACGGCATCAAGCACGTGGCGGCTGTGCCAACTGCCGTGCCGGTCACGATCACTGCGTCCGTTGCCATCTCTTGGGACCGTGCCAGCGTGGAGTCGCAGATTCGCTCGCTGATCCTGGCGAACTTCGGCGACGGGTCCGTGCTGGCCTCCCAGGGCATGACGCAGCCCATCAAGGTGTCGGCCCTCAATCGCCTGCTGCGCGAGAACGTGGATGCGCTGCGCGACGAGCGCGCCGACTACCGCGTGACCGTGACGCTTCCGACCACGCTGCTGCCCGAGCAGTTCCTTCACGTGTCTGCCGCCTCCCTGAGCGTGACCGTCGCCAGCAACGGCTACGGCGACTCGCTCTGGAACGCCTGATTCTGCAAATCGAACAACCGGAGCCCCAAGCCATGTTCAGCACCACCTTCGCGAACGACCTGATCAAGCTGATCTTGACGGGCGTCGCAGTCCCCAACCTTGCGGACAACGCCGTCGCTGCGCCGTTGGCCAACCTTTACCTCGGCCTGCACAGCGCGGACCCTGGCCCAGCTGGCACGCAAGAGACTTCCTCACTGGTCTACACGGGCTACGCGCGCGTTGCCGTGCCGCGCCTGCCGGCCAACTGGGTCATCAGCGGCAACGTGGCGAACCCGGCTGCGCGCATCGAGTTCCCCGAGATGACGGGCGGCGTCGACGTGCTCGCAACCTGGCTGACGATCGGCACAGCCTTGACGGGCGCCGGCAAGGTGCTGCTGCGCGGTCGGCTGGTGCCCGACATCCAGTGCCGCGTCGGCGTCATCCCTGCCATCAAGGCCGACACCGCCATCACCTTCATCACGGCCACCACTCCTTAAGCCATGGCGCACGTCACAGCTGATCGCGTCATTGAAACCAGTGCGAGCACGGGCACTGGCCCGGTCATTCTGTTGGGAGCTCTTCCTGCATTCCGACGTTTCGGTGCCAAGATGTCGCTCGGCGACACGTGCCACTATCTGATCCAAGCGGTCGACGTGGTGGGTCAGCCGACCGGGGAATACGAGTATGGGCGCGGCACCTACAGCGCTGCGAACACGCTCACGCGATCGACCGTCGTGGGGTCGAGCAACAACGATGCGGCCGTGAACTTCTCGGTCGGGACCAAGCAGGTTGCCATGACCGTGCTCGCGCCCACGACAACGGCGCAGATCGGCCAGGATTGGCGCGCAGCGCTCGGCCTGGGCAGCGTGAACAACACGACCGACGCCGAGAAGCCCTTGAGCGCGATCGCTGCCGTCCAGAATGCAGAGCGGAAGGCCGAGGCCGAGGCGGCCCAGGGATCGGCGAACGACGCCTACAACCTGGCGCTCACGAAGGCGCGCGGGGTGGTGTGCACGGAAGTCGGATACATGTCGTCCAACTTCAATCTGCCGTTCCTTCGCTACGGATCGAGCGGCAGTGTGCGCTACCTCATCTACTCCAGCACCTCGACTGTATCGGACGTGGGCCGGCAGGACGGCTTCATACAGTTCGCCACCGATGCTGGCACCGTGGGCGTGGCCTACACACCATCGGACGAGCGGCTAAAGGCCGACATCGCGCCGGCCCAGGCGGACGCGCGGGCGATGGTCGACGCATTCGAGTTCATCTCCTACCGCTTCAAGCCCGACAACGGCGCCGGCATGGACCCCGCGGTGCGGCACGCTGTCGGCTTCCGTGCGCAGCAACTGCGCGCCCTGGACAAGAGCCTGGTGATGGAGATGCCGGTCGAGCGGGCGCCACTGTTCCCTGGCATGGCCGAGCAGCCCACCGATGAGGTGGGCCGCCTGATGCTGCGCGACCCGGCCATCCTGGCTTACGTGGCGAAGGCCGTGCAGGAGCTGAGCGTCGCAGTTCGCGCCCAGGCTGAAGAGATCGCGGCGCTGAAGGCCCGCAAGACGCGGACGAAAAAGTAGGCGATGTTCGGCTCGATCACGTTCGCGACAGACGGCTTCGGCGCGAAGCCGCTGCCCTGGCGCAAGATCATCGGCGCGGGGCTTGAGACGCCTGCTGGTGCGGCCGCTGTCGCGGGCGCCGGCGGCGCGAAGGCGACAGGCCGAACCTCGGCCGCTGCCGCCGGCGTGGCCTCTGTCCCGGGTGTCGGTATTCGCGTGGGCCGCTCGCCGATGAGCCCCGGCGGGCGGATCGACGGCCATGGTCAAGCCATCGGAGTCGCCGGCGGAGCGTGGACTGCCGCCGTCGCAGCCTCGCTTGTCTCAACGGCGCTCGCACAGGGGTCTGTGGTCACGGTGCCACAGCAGGGCGGCATCAACGGCGTTGGCATGAGCATTGGCATGTCGCGCGGTCCGGTGGCGCAGGAGGCGCTGCTGACGGCCCAGGCCCAGGCGATGTCGGGCACCGGTTCCACGATCCTGACTGCGGGCGCAGTGCTCGCCGTCTCGGCGTCGGCTGGCGAGACGGTGCCCCTGTACGTGCCGAACCCGCCGTCGATGGCGCCGCTGGAGGCGAGCCATGCAGCCGACGTGCTGGAAGCGGAACTGAAGGCCTTGTTCATCGAGATGTTCGAACGCTTCGTCCGGCCAGACGAGCGGTACGTGAACCTCATGGGCATGCCGCAGTACGGCACCCGCGAACTGATCGACGCGAGCTTGGCGAACGACGGCCTGAGCATCTACCGCGGCGCGGACGCTGGTGGCAACGCAGGTTCCTACCTGCTGCGGTCCTGGCGCGCGAAGAACCCCAAGCGCGGCACACATCTGCTGGAAACCTACCTGCAGTTGCTTTGGCCCAACGTCTGGACCTCGCGGCAGATGTGGATGAGCAAGGCGCCCGGCGCCGCCTACCCGGCCGACGTGGTGGGCGAGGACGGCGGGAACCACTTCCTCACGAGCCGCGTGAACGTCACCCTGCCATCGAGCGCCACCACCGGCGGTGACGTGGCGGCCATCTCATCCGGCCTGCGCGCGTCTGTGCCCGCGCGCGTGGTGCTGAACATCGCCATCGAGACGGTCGAGGACATCGGCATCGGCTTCGCCGGCGTGGTCAGCAGCGGCGTTGTCGGCCAGGCCTTCGAAGGCACAACCATCTAGGAGCAGAACATGGCATTGAAGCGCACCGGACTCATCACCTACAACGTGCACGACCGCGGCCGCAAGGCCCGTGGCGTGGAGCGCCATTTCGACACGGCGGCACTCGCCAAGCTGATCAACGGCCCGTCCGTGCAGGAAAAGGTCCGCAAGGGCGACATGCTGGGCTACCTGGGCCACTGGCCCCGGCTGAAGTTCGGCATGCCGACGCAGGAGGGCGGCATCCTCGACGGCAAGGTGGTCACGCTGCCGCTGGCCATCCGCATGGTGCACCTGAGTGCCGACGAGCAGGGGAACATCACCCACGAGGTGGAGTTTCTGGACACGAACGAGGGCCAGCTCGCCGCCAAGATGTACGACAGCCATGCGGGCGGTTTCTCGACGGCCATCGACTCGGTGGCGGGCTCCAAGCCCAGTATCCCCACGGAATTCCACGGCGCGGACTACGTGTGGGAGCCCAACTACGACAGCAACCGCGGCTACCGGCCCATGCTCGACGGCATCGAGGACGTGTCGCAGGCCCGGGACACCATGGAGGCGATGCTGGACGCAGCCACGGCCGACCAGGCGCACGCCCTGGAGCTGTTCGACGCCGTGCAGGTCCAACTGCTGGCCGTGACCGAGGCCCTGGAGCGTGCAACGCGCGAGAACGACCTGCTGGTGGGCCGGCTGGCCGCCGGGCAGCTTGATGGCGTGGGCGAGGGCGCCCGCGTCGCGCCTTCGCGCCGCGTTGACCCGCCGGACTTCGCGAGCTTCAAGCGCATGCCGCTGGTGCCGCTGCAGGAGCTGGGCGATGCGAAGGGGCAAGATCGCTCGGACGAGGCCGTGATCCTGCGCGCACGCGGCATGAAGGTCTGAGGTGGCGAACTTCACCGACCCCATCCGCGCCGCCTTCGGCGTTTACATGCACAGTTTCCGCGAGGGGCTGATCGCGGACACGCGCGCGCTGCAGGAGTTCGCGTCGCGGCCGTTTGCGGAGGCCTGCGTGTGGGCGCCGGGCCGGATCGTGGATCAGGTCGATGAGATGCTGAAGGCGTACCGCAAGAACGACAACAGCGGCGCCGTGCAGCCAAAGACGAAGCTGCCGATCATGATCGTCGGCATGGCGAAGGACTTCCAGGCCGCGCCGCCGGAGTTTGGCCGCAACCTGAGCAGCCCGGTCGACGTGACCATCCCAGGCGACCCGAGGAACCGCGTGTTCCGCATGCGGGCAGTGGTGGCCGACATCCGCACCCAGGTGGCGATCATCGCGGCGGACGAGCCAACGGCGCGCTCCATCGCGATGCAGCTGCACACCTACACGTCGGCCATCGAGAACCGGACGTTCCGCGCCACCTACAAGCTCGCCGGGATCACCGACACCTGGCCGGTGATGCTGGAGATTCCCGACCTGCTGGCGGCGTCGGCGACGATGGCCGACGACGTGAAGAACCTGACCGCGCTGGTGCTCGACATCACCCTGCGCGCCACAGTGCCCCTGCTGACCGCGCCGCACAGCACCGAGCCGAACGACCACCAAGGCTCGGGCCCGAATCAGGACGATCCGTTCGCCGCGGGCTATGACCCCAGCGGCTACCTCGTTGTCAGCGAAGCCCGGATCAAGAGCTTCCTGGCGGGTGAGGGCGAGACGCCACTGCGCGAGTGGCTGGTGGTCGAGATGAAGCCCTTCGAGAACAAGCTGGTCGCCGATGGCGCACAGGCCACGTCGCTGCACGAGCACCTGAACATC